GCTTCACATTGGAACACACCCTTAGTGTATCCCTCTGAAAGCATCTTGTAAATATTGGCATCTTCCATATTAACCTTAAGTAGATCAATACGCTTATTTCCCTCACGCTCCTGAATAATCTTTAGAGTATCTTGCAATACGGACAGAGTCTTTAGGCCAAGTGCGTCAATCTTAATAAGACCAATACGCTCTGCTTCTGTCATGTCTACCGCTACAACTGGAATACGTTCCTGTGATCCAGGTGCAGTACGAGTTTCTAGTGGAGCAAACTTAAAGATAGGCTCCTTAGAAGTTACAACACCAGCAGCGTGAATGCCCGTACCACGAATGCGCCCACGCAATTGCTCTCCATAAAGCTCAATCTCTGGATACTTTTCACGGAACTCTTCTGTAGACTTCGACATGCAGTACTCATCCCAAGTGTCTACAAGCTTTAGAACCTTGTTGACATCAGCCAGTGGAATATTTAGAACACGTGCAATGTCACGGACAACACCCTTATCTTTAAATTCTAAGAATGTTGCAATGGATGCTACGTGACGATACTGACGAACTAGATAGTCCTTAACCTCTTCACGTCTTGAGTCCTGAATGTCCGTATCAATATCTGGGAAGTCATTACGCTCGGGATTGATAAATCGGAAAAACAGTAGGCCATGTTGAATAGGGTCAATGTCAGTAATGCCCAATGCATAGCAAAGCAAGGAGCCAGCAGAAGATCCACGTCCTGGCCCAACCATGATATCTTCTTTTTTAGCCCACGCAATCATAGATCGTACAACTAGGAAGTATGGGCCAAAGTTCTTGTCCTTAATTACCCTAAGCTCTTCATCAAGCCGATCTAGGTAATCTTTCTTTCCATCAAGACCACGCTCTTTTAGTCCAGCTATTGCTAATTCGTATAACTCTGCATCTGGGTCTTGGTACTGAACTGGAAGAAGGTCCTGGTGGTCCTTGATATCATACTCACCAATCTTGTCTACAATCTCTAGGGTAGTTTCATACATGTCTTCACGGTCAATGCCCTGGGCCCTCATGGCCTTGTGCATCTCTTCGTCTGACAATAGGTGAATCTCAAACTTGTTAAATGACATCTGCCTGTCTTCGCCATACAGGTAATCAAGCTTATCCATTAGGTTGTCATAGTCTAGGGACCCTTCGTATGTAGACTCCTTGTCAACCTTATTTGAGTAAGAGTTTAGGATTAGTTTTAGCTCCTGAATCTCTTTCTGCTTTGGATCTGAATGGTGACAGTCTGGAGTAACTACTGGCTTAATAGAAAACTCATCTGCCAAATCCAAAATTATCTTATTAATTTCTGCTGGGTTGTGTGGCATAACCTCTAGGTAGTAGTCATCTCCAAATGTTTCTTTACACCACTGAATGTGCTTCTTAGCATAGGCAAGCTCATTTGCCTCAATGGCCTTAGCCAATACGCCAGACAAGCAGCCAGAGGTAATGATTAGGCCTTCTTTATACTCCTCTAAAATCTTCCAGTCGATACGTGGCTTCTTGTAGAAGCCCTCAGTCCAGCCAAGCTCGTTTAGCTTGTTTAGGTTCTCTAGCCCCTTGGCATTCTTTGCCAAGATAATCAAGTGGTTATAATTAAGGTCTAGTGGATCATTCTTTTCTTTTTTGTCTGTGTGATCCAAGCGGTCTTTTGTAATGTACCCCTCAATACCCAGGATTGGCTTAATGCCTGCTTCCTTAGCAGCTCGGTACATCTCACGGTGGCCTGATAGCGAGCCGTGGTCTGTGATTGCAATAGCGGTCATTCCCAGCTCTACTGCACGATCTACATATTCTTGTGGTGTAGCAATTCCGTCAAACAAACTATAGTGCGTGTGTACGTGTAGTCCTACGTAACTCATTAACATCCTTTATTAGTTTTATATTGTGTGTAAAGATTATGACATATTTTTTATACATTGTCAAGGCGTGTAAAACAAATGGGGGTACCATTTATAGATACCCCCAAAAGTTTTATATTACCAGTCTGTGTTAGTAGAGGTAATGGACGAAGGTCCGTCAAAGCCGAAGTAGAATGCTTCCTGCTCTGAGTAAGGAACTTCACGAACAACCTTTTCAAGATTGAAGAACTCGTGTTCTCCCCAGGTGAATGGCTCTGTATCTGGCTTGCTTGGTAGCAAGGTGTAGTTGGTCTCAGTTCCCTGACCATTACGCTTTAGCTTCCACTCAAGATTTGAGATAGAACCAGTGTCTAGCGCATACTCACGAATGTTATTAAAAGCAGACTGCTTTGAAATACCCTGTGACCAAACAGCAACGTATGGATCCTCAGTTCCGTCATCCACTAGCACGTTACAGTAGAAACGTAGGCGTGAGCGCCATCCTGACTTTGGCTCCTTACGAGCCATCTCACAACCAAAGCAACGACCCTCTGAGTCTACGGTACATGCAGCTTTACGCTTAAAGTCCTTTGGGTTAGTGTGCTCTGAAATTACTACAGAGAGACCACGGCTCTCTGAATAGCTTGCTGAATCTGAGTCTAGCTCTTCAACAAAACGAATCTTTGCTGACTGTCCGTCTGCCAACTTGACCCAACGAACCTTTGCTCCTGTGCTTTCATATTTTGGCTTATCGACTAATGCACCGATATCTTTTAGCCCTCTAACTATGCTCATTATTTCTCCTTGTTTTTATAATAGTTTATTATTGTAGCATACTAGCAATCGCATTGTCAAATGACTCATCAAGATTTTTGATTTCCTCATCCGACATATCACCAATATCCTTATATTGTTTATCTAGTTTAATCACGCTAACACGAGATCCAAGACGTTCAACAATCTTGTCTTTCATATTACCGCCTGCTTCATCATTGTCTGCAATAACAATAATGTTATTGAAGTATTTTTGTAGTAGGTCTGTTTGCATATTGGACACATTAGCACCCAATGTAGCTACCGCTGGAAATCCACACTGATCTAAGCGAATAGCGTCAAAAGACGATTCTACCACATAAACACGATCTGCAGTCTTAACACGGTGAATATTAAATAAGGTCTTGCTTTTCGGCAAGCCTGGAGTGTTTTTAAACTCTTTGCCCTCAATAGATCTACCAACAAAGCCTATCTCTATGCCGTCTGGTGAGTGAACGGGGATGGTAACCATATCTTGCTTTTCAGAAAAGCCTAGTGCAAACTTCTTTACGGACTCCTCTGTAATAAGTCTGCCAGAATAGTATCTCATTGCGCGTGGCGACTCCAGAGCCTGCTGGTTTAAACGCTTAATCAAAACCTGGTCGTATTGAACATACATGGGCTTGTCTACCAGCTTACGACTTATATCCTGATCAAAGTTTCCCTCTTGCTCTTTGCTCTTAATAAAACGAACTGCTTCAAAGTATGTTCTAGAAGTCATGTGCATTATGAATTGAGTTAGGTCTGCAACCTTGTGGCAAGAGAAACAAAAAAATGTTCCCTTGAACTTATCGACCTCTCCAGCTGGTGAGCGAGAATTATTGTGATATGGGCAAAAGATAATGTAGTCGGAATCAATCTCTGACTCAATGGTTACCCCAGAGCCAATGAGAATACGCTTAACCTGATCTGGTGTGTAAGCTGATTTAGAATGCTTCATTACTTGTCCTCGAAGTCCTTGTACTTGTACCAGCCCTTGTCAAAGTCAGCCTGCACTAAAAACTCTCCCATAAATCCATTACGGTTTTTGCGGAATACACATTCAATGATATCAGAATTTGCAGCACGTCCTAGGGCAAGAACCCAGTCAGCATCATAGGCAATCTGACGGGACCAAGCAGTCTGCCCAAGTGTAGGAACGGTATCTAGCTTATTGACGTCATCTGGGGTAGCTGATGAAATTGCAATGATTGGCATCTCTTCACCAATAGCCATTAGCTTTAACTCACGAGACAGGTTCTTCATACGAACAGTTTCATTGTCTGACTTTTGATTAGGAGACATTAGCTGCAAGTAGTCAACAATAATTAAGTCTGGCTTATATTGATCAATCTTTCCTCTAATAACGCTTGGCGTTACTTCTCCACCTGAGTCATTCGAAATAATATGAAACTCTGGCTTTCCAGCAAGATCTTTTTTGTGCCAACGCTTTAGGTCTTCTACGTCAATATTTCCGTTGCTAAGCTTTCTATGTGACCAAAGACCTTCTCCCATAATAGTAAATACACGGTTACGAACTTCTGTCTCAGACATTTCTAGAGATATTACTAGTGGGGACTTCCCAGCCTTCCATGCCTGTACTGCAAAATATAAAGCCATCCAAGACTTACCAATACCTGGGTAAGCAAGAAACACCCCAAGCTGTCCTGGCATAATTCCAGCAGGCAAGTAATTATCAAAGCCTGCTAGGCCAGTCTTGATGCCAACCGACCCCAACGCATTTTGCCTTTGAACATTTTCATAATATGCAACTGCATCTTCAAGGTCTGTTGCATCAATATCACGGATAGTTGATGTGTTTTTCTTAAGAGTAGATGTCTTTGTAATTAGATCTTCTAGGGCCTTTACGCCTTCTCCAGACTGAATCTCTCCAGCTGCTTCTCGGATAATATCTTTAAGACTATCGTTTAGATACTCAACCTGTAGCTCTTCTAAATGATGCTTAGTTGCACCAATTCCATCTACTGGCTGAAAGTCACGAAACTTATCGACAACTAAATTTACTGGCGGAACGGATCCATTATTTTCAGAGTAGTTACGAATAAACTGCCAGATGTCATTATGAGTTCGTAGCAGGTTGTCAACATTTGCCTGAAGCAATACGTGTATCTGCTTGTCCTGCAATACCGCTGTAATTAATTTGGATTCTGTATTATTCATTTAGCCACGCCTTAGCTGCCTTACGGCGCTCAGCTCTCTCCTCTAGGTCTCGTTTATAGTCTTGCCTTGCTTCAATAATCTTATCAGCATAGTTGGCAAAATACTTCCAACTTGGTGTTTGTGCTGTGGTGAAATAATATTCTAGCAGATCGTAGCAAAAAGGTAAAGTGTAAGATTCAATAAGTGCGTCTGCAGCCCATTGCTCTACGTTTAAATTTAATAGTGGCTTTTCTTCGTATCTAGCAGTATGAAATTTGCTATATCGTGAAAGCAAAGCCATTCGGTCTTTGCGTTCTACAGCCATTAGTCTTCCTGGCTCTCGGCAATCTTTTCTGTAAGCTTTGCCTCTACGTATTTATATACGCGCTCAAATGCGTCATTAGTCATTTCTCCATCTCTCTTGGAGTCTTCTACGCCAATATCAATGCGTAGCGACTGGAAATTACCCAGGTTTAATGTATAACCTAGAGACACCTTTACTTTTGTTTCGTCCATACCCATACCTCTTAATTAAATTGATTCTCCCCAAATAGGGATAAACCTTCCATCTTCAGTTCTTGTATAAGTCAGTATACCATCGCCCATACGCCTTGTCAACTCTTGTGATGAAGGAGTTATATCATTAGTTACCAGCTTATCTTTTCTTGGTCTGCCCATATGATAGGAAGCAAGTATATCACGAATTTCTCTTACCTGGGATTCTGAGTAATAGGACCTTACTTGCCAACCTCGTGCCCCACCTTTTTGGCTGCCCATTGGAAATGGAATAATTCCCCTTTTCATTAGGGACGGCATATACTTCTTATGTCTATTGATAAGATCTGCAGTTTCTCCCACAGTAAAAGCTCTTTCACGACCTTTTTTAAAATCATTAATTAAACAGCTTTCAATTTGATCTTTTGTAATATTATAAACAGACATTATGCCATTTGATTTATTTAGGTGGTGAATTCTAACCAAGTGACCATTTAAAAACCAAACCTTTTTGTTTCCAGGTATTACTGGTAATGAGTTATAGCCTTCTTTTTCTATGCTACCCTTTTTGATAGACATTGGATATCCTTAGTTTGGGATGCCCACAATAATTAGGTTAACGGCCAAGGAAAGGTCTCCAGATGAATTAAACTTTACGATGCCATCTACCTTTGAGGTAGTTACATTTTTAATAACTACTGTAACGTTCTTGCCAGCCTCAGTAGCATTTCCAACGATTACTGGTGTTGCAGTTACAATTGGAGCATATTTAAATTCTCCGCCAGTAAAAGAGTAAGAAAAAGACTCCTCGTTTCCAGTGCTAACTGTTGCCCCAGATTTTACTGTAACATATCCAGCGATTATTCTTGCCTCAGATGCCTTTACGCTTTGCTTAGATCCATCAGTATCGATTGTAACGTACTTATAAGACGATGGTGAAACCTGGGATGATAGATTATTTACTGCATTAGCAATATCAGAGAGGTATGTTAGGTCTATTGGTTGACCTCGTTGTGGTAGTGGAATTTTAGCCATAGCCTATTATACCATTAAACGGTCAGAGTGGTTGGACTATACACTCTTAGAGAGGTATTTGTTCTAGATACTGGCACACTCTCTAGAAATATTTCAACAGTTAGCTGATTTGGCCTTAATTCCTGGTCAACTCCATTAATCGAATAGCTATCTGGAATAATAAAGTTTGTTGTGTTTGTTTGTGATTTACCGTCATATATCCAGTCACCGTTGCCTGATCTCCCCCACTTTATCCACACCTCATAATCCCTTACCTTTCCAAGAGACGCATCACCCTTTTTAATCTCTACTCTATCCCAGGTTGTAGTAACAATATCTACTGTTTTTGAAAATTTTATTTGTCCAGGAACATATGTATATTGCGCGTCTAGTAAATGTACTGGTGACCAATGTGAAATTCTGTTACGGTCTTCAGAGACTATCCTGTATCTAACACCATACCCAGCAATTTCTGAATTAATGATTGGCAAGTCTTCATTAAGAATAATTACTTTTTTAATTCCAATATCTGCCACTATTGCACATCCATTGCAAATCTAAACTCTATGAGGTTGGTTGTATTCGATAGCTTAGTTATAGTTTTTGAATCAATATTTTTAATTACAGAATATCCAGTTAGGCCGTATAGTGGATTTACAACAGATACGTTATCTAGTCTTAGGGCATCCAAGAATACATAAAAGTCTTCTGATACAGAGCCATTCTTCATTACAGATACATAAATTTTGGCAACGTCAACAGTGTTCCAGGTAAAGCCTGAACTTTTATAAAGATCTTGAATATCTTTAGAAACAACTACATATCTGTTATTATTAAAGTTATGCTGCCCAGCTCCTGTTCCATTTGCTAGATTTATTTCAAACCTAGCATACTGACCGCTAGAATCATTGTGCACGTCCGATGATGCAAACTCTAGTAATATTTTTACTGAGTCTGGAGCTGTTCCATCTGCATCTTTGCTCACTACAGAAAAAGCAAACTTTAGCTCATCTATGGGTGCATTTTTATTTAAATCAATATTTATTCCAGTTAGGTGTATGTGGCTAGACCCTGCTGCTGGCTGAAGATGTCCGTCAACAACATTTAGTGTTGATGATGCACCAGACATTGCAATCACATTATTTAGAAATCTGCAATTCTCATATCTTGCAATTCTTGAATTATCTGTAAAAATTCTGTTGTCTGCATTTGTTTGAAATACTGGCTTTTGATATACTGGATCACCAGCCACTTCTCCGTGTATTGCGTTATCTGAATAAGTTCCATCTAGTGGTGCATAAACTGTTGGTATTAGTACTGCTGTAGTTGGATTATGATATTCCCAAGATTCGTTTTGTGTAAATGAATAAATCATTTTACTGTCGTATAGTCCAGCACTTGGGTTTGACCCTGCAGAATATACTCCTACCTCACTTATTTCATAACGCTCTTCTGTCGGTAGCTCTCCAGTAAATACAATTTTGGAAACACCATCCTCATTTACATATCCACGAGAAGTAATTGGAATACGAAACATCTCAAAGTCTAGTCTCTCCTTTGATGAGTAGTCACCCAAGGCTCCGTCAGATGCCAGTGGGGTGGCTCCACAGCCAACAGCAATATATGAGGCATAGGCTGGTGCCTGACCAATTAAGTATTTTGCAAGAATGTTTTTCCCAGTATTAGTAATCATAGTTATCCTTCATATATTGTATCATTAAGTAGCGACCCTCTAGCCACTATTTGTACTTCTACTTGTTCATCACTAGCCATATTAACAACATTAATTATCAAATTTCCACTTGACTCATCCAGATATACTATTGGATATTCTGGGGCTGGTCCAGTGCCCTCTATTGGAATGTGGCTTTCTAGCTTAATTGGAAAATTCTTAAAGTATGAATCTAAAGTATTTTCTAGATTAATAATATTGTTAGAGTTATATTGAGAATTAATTTTTGATAAGTTTTTTACTGGCCTATAAATAACGCTTTGGCCATTAACCATATCATTTCTAACCATATTAATAATTTCCTGACCGCCAATATCTTCGAAAATTAAATCAGTCATTAGCTCAATTGGCAAAGAATCATTGTCTACCAGCATTATGTCTGGTCTAGCAATTTTAATTGCTTCAGTTGCAGGAGAAATTTTAGCTGTCTCGGGCACATTAGGTGTTGACGATACCATTAAAACACCTCGCTAAGATATAGTGTCATTTCTGGTCCCTCCGAGGATCTTGAAAATTGTATATTATAAACTACAAACCTAGTGTCAGAATCGGATATTTGCTCAAAGTCTGTTTTTGCAGTATAGTTTATTTTTACAATATCTCCCAGCTGAATGGTTGGCATTGAAAATACTTTTAGCCCAACAGCCTTTCTTGGCTTCATTACCTTTGATATTATCCACCCCATCAGGCTCTGCGCGTCATCATGGCTTTGAACATATGGTAGGTCCAAAGAAAAATCTTTTTTGCCATAAGTAGATCTACTATTCTTAATGTCTAAATATTCTTTTTCTACTATTAGCGGTGACTTAATTATTGAGCTACCAACTAATTCTGGATTTGATAAATCACTATTTTTAGAGAAATACTCATCAACAGTTAGGTCGTGTGGCGATGCTTGAGTAAATGTTACGCCCTGGATTCTTAAATAGTTTCCACTAGAATCGTCTAGGCTTAATGCGGTATCTGTTGCATTAAAAATTAAAAACTCTGCCCCATATGGGCCAGCAATAAAACCAGAAGCGACATACCCCTTTAAATTATTATAGGTTGGTGATAGCTTTGCGTATAGTGCTGGATATGCCTTGTCATACCTTATATTGAGGTATGCTGCTTCACGCATAATTGTGCCAAATTCTTCAAAATATATTTTGTAGTCTGGCGGCTCTGATGGCTTTATTCCAGATAGGTAGGTAGACTGAATCATTCCGCTCATGGCATACTTTCTAAAAGACTCATCTACATTTATTTCGCTGTCATCAAAAACTGCGCTAATTGGGGTGTCTAGAACATACCCAGTGCTTTTGCTATAATTGTTTGTAATAGCATAAATGTTTTCAAACATGCATCTTGCCGAACCACGGACAAATAGTGCCATGTTATTATATATTGGCAAAGGATCATTATCATCTACGGTAGCAACAAGGCTATTGTTTATGTATAGAAAAAATCTTCTAGTACCAGCTATTGTTTCATACTCTACTGCCAGGTCATACACTGTGGTGGCATCTTCTGCAGTTATTCTTGACTGACCAGTAAACTTTCCGCTGTCTACTATTATTTGAGTTAGGCCAGCCCACAGCCTTACTGGTATTGCCTCAGAACTAGATGTTGTTCCAGGTGCAGCAGATTTTTTTATTTTGTAAAAAATAACATTATAAATATTTTCTGATCCAGTATAGCTGCTTGGATCATTTTCTGTTAATGCGGCAATCTCAAAATAATATCCGTTATTTGTTTCTGGATTAAGCATAACTGCAAGTCCTCCAGAGGCTGCATTGACATTAATATTTTGATCTGGAGATGAACTGTTTACAATGTAGTACGAGGTACTTCCAATAGGAGTCTGACCACGATTCTCGTTATTCTCTATTCTTCCTATAATTCTCATTCTTGTGCCAAAGTGTCTAAACTTTTCAGTTAGTGGTTTATACACATATGATATAAAATCTTTTGGAAGTGGCTTTTCTGTTGTTGCAAAAGCAGGACCATTCATTACTAATGCCGAAGACTGAATTGTTCCAGATTGAGTAGAGTATAGTCTTGCCAAATCTGTCTCATTAACATAAGAGCTACTCATAAAGTTTTTAATTAATCCACTGCATGTAGTTTTGGCAGCAAGAATATTGTTAACTCCTGCAGCGCCAGTAGTTGTAGCTGGAACCTCTTCATCGCTAAAGAGATGAGATGACTTCATTGAACAACCTCTTAAGTTTTTGGGATCTGCCCAATATGGATCTAGCCCAGCCCTGTGCTCTACAACATTTGTTCCAAACTGACCTCTGCCATGCTTTGCAATACTTTCTGGTATTGTTATTCCATTAACAATTTTATAGTTTGGCTCTGTATAAATTCTGACTAAGCCTGTAGGATATATTTTTCCGTTAAAAGATATTTTAGAAAAATAATTTTGATATTCTTCTACGCTTGATATCCAAACATTATTGTCAATGTAGCCCAGGCCAGTTGACTCAGATCCAGTTACAGAAGGAACGTTATACTGTACTGCATCAAATTTTATTACTTCTCCATTTGAATAGAAGTAACCGTTATACCTACTCAGCCAATAAATGCCCTCACCAAGATCCATAATGTTATTTTGAACTTTGTTGTTGGCTACATAAGGTATTTGTGCAGAAAGGTCAGAGTTGAGTGGAATGGCGCTCAGAACATACGACGACTGATTAGACAGCTCGTCATTAATTGACTTTGTGTTCTGTTCTCCCGCCACTTCCCAAAGCAGTACTGGCTTATATGTCCAGTCTTTTTCTCTATCTACCACAGCTGCTTGACCTATTGACCCATAAGTTTTTTGGATATACCTAGTTGTATATGTAATCTTTCCATCATTATAGACTTTATTTTCATCTGATGATATCTCAGCTATATTTGAAGAGTTAATTACTCTATCAAAATCACCACCAACTACCCAGCGATTTTGACCGAAAGACCATACATAAATTTTATTTTCTGAAAGAACCAAAAATCCCCCAGGCTGTCTGGATGTTGGTAGCTGGTCTACATGGTTTACGGAACCAGAGTATAGTATTCTACTACCAGTGGTTGAAACAATAACATCATTTCCGTATAGCGTTATGTCGGTAGCTCTGTCTGATTCTGACGGCATAATGTATCCCTTTGTCATCAAAACAAAGTTATTATACTCATCAAAAAACATAGCCGTTTGAGTTGATATGGCTATGTCATTAAGAACTTGCGCTACAGTTTTATCTGGACCTATAAAGAAACTTGGAATTATCGGGTCTTTTTCTTCTGGTGCCCTTTTAAATACATAATTTGAAAATCCAATATTATCCAAAAGCAAAGACACGGCATAACTTACAGAAGCATTCTGAATAAATATTTGTGGAGCAGTCAAAGACTCAAAATGAAAAAACATATCTCTTAGATCAACGTCTACCAACCTATTTGCATTATTAATTTTAGGCAATGTGTCAGAGTATAAAGTTTTAATGGGAACAAAATAGTCATATCCATTTACATCTAGGATAGACTCATAAAATTTTATTTGCATTGTTCTATTAGCGTAATCTTTTATTATGCTTAGCGGATTGTTAGAATTAAATACTTGCTCTGGATCAAATAGGGATAGTGAGCCCGTTGAGGCAAGAAGCTGGCCGACTGGCATTCCACTAATTCCTAGATCTGATGCTGATTTTGTTACAACATAATCTTTTGTCATATCTGATATATCAGCTACTAGTCTAGGAGACATTTCAATTAAGTCAAAAGTTGAATCAAACTTGTTCATGGTTTCTACTACAACCCTTATTCCTGAGATGTATTCAAACTCTCTATATGTAAGATAACCAGTTCCAGGATCTATGTATGACAATGGAGAAGACATTTTAGTAACAAAGTTTGTTGAGGTAGTAACATCTTCGCTATGCAGATGCCAATCATATGTTGGAATAAAGTTTTCAAATAAATCTGAGTCTGAATTCCAAACATAATATGTTCCAACACTTAGCTCATTTTCTTTTACAAGATAGGCATGTCCATCTAGAGATACTGTCGGCAAGCTATTAACGCCTGGTAATATTGCTATTTCTTTAAAGTTATCCTGATATTTTTCTGGAATAATTAGTCCGTAAGATAGCTCAACGTATCCGTCTTGAGATATAACAGGAGTACCATCTGGTCTAGTAGACATCTGGTTAAAAGATTTTGCATCTATCCAACTATTATTTTTTAGTATTTGAACTTTCCATTTTATAGGAGTAGTTTTATTTAAGTCTCCAAAAAATGGATCTAAAAATGATCCAGACGAATCTGCAAATGGCCCAAGATTAATGCTTCCAATATTTGTCTGCATTTTAATTACTAGCCTGTTTGCAGGAACCTCTTTTTTATATACAACATATGGGGCTGCATCGTCTATATAGAATTGCCCATTTACCTGATGGCTTGCGACTCCTCTTTCAATACCGTTTTCAGTTCTATATGATGTCCAGTATTTAAAAGTATCATTTTTGTCTGACATGTAATATCTTGGCCTGTTAGCCATTTCAATGTTGGTGTGGTGACTAAAATTGTTGCCAAAAAATCTAAGCTTATTTATCCCAGATCTAGGTCTAAACTTTCCCAAACAGTCTTCTAGAGAATATAGTGATTTTTCCTTTTCTCTAATTGATTGAAAGGCTAGGGGCTCTTCATTATCTTTTAGACCACCATCAATTGTTATGTCTGAATCTGTTGCACCAGTATAAAAATTACCAGAATCATTTATGTCAAAGCCGCCAGGTACTGTCCTGTATATTTCATTAGAGTCTGCAGTTGGCCTATATCTATAATTTCCCAATGCCTCTACATTGTCTAAATAATTTAGGTTCCACTCTGCTAAAATTAGAGACTGGGATCTTATTGTTGATGCCGTCTCTAGATGTTCTTTTAGTTGATCATCTATGAACACTTAAACCTCTTCCAAGGTCATGGATATGTTCCAAAGATCATGATTGCTTCCGCCACGCTTAACAACTGAGTAGTTAAAGTCTGTAATAAACATTTCTAAAATATCATTGTATACGCCTAGCTTATTGTATGCAGATTCAGAATCTCCAAAATTTTTATAATTATCGTAAGCTAAAAATACCCAAAACGAGCCTTTGTGCTGGTTATACCAATCAAGAATCTCTGCACCGCCAGCGCCACCGTCAGTTGTATATGAGGTATCTTGTGCGTTAGGCTTGCCAGAGCCTACATTATCTGATCTGCCAGAAACTGCATCGAATGCTGGTAACTGAGAAAATGACCTAGATGGCAACATGTCCCACGAGACTGATAGCGTAGCTTTGTCTGCAATATGGTAAGAGCGCATTCTGCCATTAATCATTCTCTCACGCTTTTCTATTCTTATTGATCCAAAATCTAGCGCTTTTCTATTATCATCTGAAAGTATTAAGAAGCTATTTAGTGGCGAACTGTCTATGGCTGTTTCTTCATCTATACCTATTTCGTAGCCAATTGGAAGTATGTTCCCATTTGAAATATAGCCAGAATTCTCTGAAAAAAGAATAGCCTGTGGCCTGTGGTATCTTTTTCTTCCAGTATTGGAATCTACACCATATAGATATCTTGAAGTTGCCATTATAGCCTATTTCCTCTTATTCTCTGTGAATCAATTTGTTTAATTTGAGTCATTACGCTTCTAGCAATTTCATCTGCGTTTGCATCTGACTTAACATTTAGGTTCAACTCATAATTATACACTGAACTGCCCTGGTATGTTCCATTATTTATAGCCTTTAGGTTATCTACCCCGAAAGAATCTACGGCATACTTCTTGACCACAAACTCTCCTGGCGTTAGCATTGCTGGGACTGTGTCTGTGCCAAATGATGAGAAGTCAATTAGACCTCCAGAAGCCTTCTTTGTTGGAATGGTAATTTTTGATCCAGAGTATATAAGATTAGGATTTGTTATCTTTGGGTTAGCAGTCAGTAGTTTTGCTACAGTCGTGTTATTTTTACCAGCAATTCCAGAAAGAGTGTCTCCAGGCTTAACAGTATATACTACTGGTTTTACAGTGGTAGTAGTAGTTACTGGCTTTACTGGAGTGACAGGAGCAACAGGAGCCAATGGCTTTGGGGCAGACTGCTCTGCTATTGCGGCGGTGGCTAAAGCTTGGGCGGCTGTGAGAGTTGCCAAATAGGTAGAGGCAGAGGCTGCAGCCAAATCAACACTGATCTTTAACTGATCCCACTTGTTTTTTTCATCATCTAGCGCATCTAGCTTTATGTCTCTTGCAACTGTTGCTAGTCGTATTGACTCTTTGGCTGGCTCAAGCCTAGATTCTTCTATTAAGAAAATTTCTTTTTCAATTTTTAGAATGTCATCTTCAATTTGTTTTCTGGTTTTCTTAACTCCGTTTACCGTAGCACTTAGGCCACCAAGCTCTGTTTCTCTAGATTTCTCAATTAAATCTCTCTGTGTTTGAGAAGACTCTTTAGCCTCTAAGCTTCTAAACTCTTGTGCTGCCTTTGCTGCTGCAGCTATGTCACCACGAGAAAGGGCTTCTGCAAGTCCAAGCTGAGCTTTTTGCGAGTTAGCTATTCTTTCATTTGCCTTTTCAACTTTATCTAGAGCTTCTAGTCTTTCATCATAAGTTTTATTTATGGCATCTTCTTGCCAAGTAATTTGCTGCAGACCTGCCTGAAGGTCATCTAGTCCGCCAGGCTGATTTACCTTCTTGTCAATGTCTGCCTGTGCAGAAGACACTGCATCATTAAAAGGATCTGTTGCAATATCAAACTCGACCTGTATAGTTGCTTCCTTAGCATTAATCAGATCCATCTGTGCATTATAGGTGTCATCAAACTTCTCTTGCATTGTCCTTGCTGACTCTACTGCTGCCTTTTCTTGCTTGTACAGACTAATAGCTTCTTTTATTGCCTTGTTTTTATCTTTTATTGCAGTGTTTGATTTTATTGCAGCAATAGCTTCGGCTAGGCCTGAGTCTCTAGCTGCCTCGGCTGCCTCTTTGTAAGACATGGTTGTAAGGCTTAGAATTGTTTTCCTAGCACTAAGCTCTTTATTTATAGCACCAATAGACTCTCTAATGCCTCTTTCAAAGTTTCCCAAAGTTACTGCAGCAAATAGGTTTTGTAAGGCCTTTCCAGAATCTTTTAGTTTTACAACGCCCTTGTCGATGGTCATAAAACGTTTTTGATCTGCTTTGTCGGCATCGGCCATAAATCTTATAAACTCTTCACTGTATCCTTTTAGGCTAAGCTGTTGCTCAATACCACTAAAGCCAGTAAAGTTTTTACCACTTTGCAGTAGAGACATTAGTTCTTTTATTCCGCCATTAACATCTACAGAAGCTCTTCTAACATTCTGAAGTTTCTTTAATAGTTCGTCTAAGACATCTGTCTTTTTACTTCCGCCATCTTCTTCATCTGGATCTGGATTTTCATTTGTTTTAGTGTTTGGATTCTCTTGCCCGTCTGCAAAAAATTGTGCCCTAGCTGCTGGCATCAATGAGGTCTGTACTGAAATGGTGGCGTTTGCCAAAGCAGGGTTTTTTGATATATAGTATGCCCAGATTGCTGCGTCACTAGCTTTTCCAATTACATAGTCGACCATTACCTGGTAGTTAACCTTGTTGTCTCCACCTGTGAGAACATCCCAGTTTGAAAGCATTTCTTGTAGATTTGCTTTTTGTACAGGGTCCATTCCTGGATTATTTGCTATATAGTTTGTTACAATTTCTCTTGTAACTGGCTTACCCTTAAGTCCCCCAGTTGCCTGCAAGAAGGCACTAACATCTTGAAGCTTCTTTGCTCCGTTAACATTTAGGTCTATCTCAATACCATATTCTGCCTGCATGTTTGCAATTTGAGCGAGAGCCTCTTGGTCTTCTTTAAAAGTCTGTGGATTTTTATTTATGTAGTCTAGAATTACTCCATAGTTTTTAGAAGATACTCCAGCTTTTCCTATTAGCTGAAGAAGCTGGTTAGCTTCTGCAGTTCCTTGGGCAGATGTAATTAGGTTAAAGTTTGTTTCAATTGTTTTATCTTCCGCTGCAGCATTTGCTAAGTTTAGTGCAGCCATTGGACTAAATTCTCCAGATGCTAGACCAAACTGTACTGTTGCCTTAAAGGTATTAAATTTACCGTCAGTCCCAGTAGTAGGAATTGCTGCAAGGGCTTCCTTTGCCATGGTTGCCGAAAGCTTTAGAGATCCTGTTGCATCTTTAAATCTTTCATCAATTGCTAACCCAACAGAATCGTTAAAGGCGGGCCCCATGGCCTCTGCTTGCTTAATTAGCTCACTAAAGACTTCTTCATTTGCTTTTTTCTGGCTAGCAATTGCAGAACTTCTATCTCTAATTTTTTGAGTAATTTTATCTTCTATTTCTAATTTTTCTTTATCGGTTTTTGCATTTTCTTTTTTAAGCTCAAGCTCTTTTATTTCTGTATTATATCTGTCATTTAGGGAGTCCAATAATCCCTGATTTTGTGCAATCTGCTCAACACCCAAAGAAACTGCTAGGCCACGCGCCTTGTTATTTTCTTGCTTGTCTCCCTCATTTGCAAGCTCTCCACCAATAAGCATTCCTCCACCTGCAAGGCCAGTAAGGGCTCCTGCTGCAGCAATAAATGGTGCAGCAACTGCTCCTATTCCAGTAACAGCAGCGGCGCCCGAGGCCACAAATAGACCTGCAGAAAGGCTAGTTAGTGCACCGCCGACATCAGCCACCCAGTCATTTGCAGCATTTTCGTTTATTGCTTGAACTGCATTTTCGTATGCAGCAAGCTGTTCCGTTGAAGAATCTTTTTGAATCTTTAGTGCTATCTGTAGTGGATCAGTTAGTAGGTTTTCTCCGTTTCTGCCATAAAGAGCTGTAAGGTTTCCAACTATATTTGCAGAAATAGAATAGTCTTGAAGCTTTTCTCCTAGAGCTGCGGCAATTGACGCTGCTTGCTCTTGAGTAACAGCACCTTGCAAAACAGCATAAGAAAGCTGATTAGAAAAGTTTTCAGCAATTTCTTTGTTGCTTTGACCGTTACTGGTCATAGACTCTGCGTCTGCAAGCATGGACTTTCCAGCATCTGATTCTAGGAAATTTTGTCCGTAGTACCTCTTTTTTGCAGACTCACCAGTTAGCTGATTATCTCTTGTTTTTATTGCTTCTTGACTAGAGGTAACTACACCGTTCAAGGAAGCAAACTCATCAAGTTTTTTATTAGTCATGGACATTGACTTGCCCAGCTTTATACCAGACTTAGTGGCCTCATCTGCTTGAATCTTAAAGTAAACCATAGCTCCGACAAATGATGCAAGGCCAGCCACAATTAAGCCAATTGGGTTTGCGATCATTGGCAAAATCATTGATAGCATCATTAGTGGCATAGCTACCTGGCCAGCAATGTCGGCTCCTGGGCCACCAGACATTCCATACATCATTGCGCCCATTCCAGCAACGCCACCAACTGCTCCAAGTTTTCCAGCCACTGCTCCTGAAGTTTTTTGCTTTGGCTCGGCCCCTGCGGCAGCAGCGTTATTTTTGTATCTAGCCTCTGCCTCTTCTTTAGAAATTTTTCCTTCGCCCTTGGCGCCTACAAAGTATTGTCTACCGTTCTTGTCGGTTTTTGTTTCTACACCGTTATCAAACTCTCTACCATTTTTACTAACAACTGTTGCGGTTCCACCATTGAGCAATGAAAGAGCTTTTCCAACTGTTGCAGAATTTCCAATAGCATTTCCAATAGAGGTGCCTAGAATCTTAGACCTTCCAAGAACCTGTCCAAGACCTTTTCCAATAATTTCTGCAGCACGGTCACTGAAGCCACCTCCACTAGAGTTTCCAGCTGCTCCAGCCCTACCCTTAAAGTATCCTGGGACGTTTCCAGAAATCATAGAACTAATTAATGGACTATACTTCTTTGTCATCTCAGCAGGGATTACCGCCTCTCCTGGAGACAGCATCGCTGGAATTACATCGCCAGCACCCTTTGGACCAGGAACGCTAACTACCCCGTCCTCAAATCCAAATATCTTGGCCATAATTCCAGAACGCTGGCCACGCACTGGAATCTTTAATCCCTGTGCTTTTAGGGCTGCCCTGATAAGCGGAATAGCTTCTGGGTTTTTTGTAATAATTTTTGAAATTTCTCTTAGGTCAAATCCACCTGGAGTGTAAGTCTCTATATAAGGGATTCCTGGATTTGATGTATATGGCTGATTTCCCCACTTGTCTGGTGGACCAGACTTGTAGCTTGTTCCAAATTGGTGAGAAAGTGTTGACTTTAGATTACCAGAATCTCTACCAAAGTCTTTTGCACCGTAAAGATTTTGTAATTGTGGTGCGTATTTACCACTAAATCCTTGTGGAAACTTAAGGTACTGATTTAATATGTCATTACCATAAAATTTTGATCTTCGGCCAATAGAGCGTTTACCAATTAGAGATGTATCTCCGTACAGATCTAGATTACTATTTAGGGGATTAGTAACATCAAGGAACTGTTTACCAGTTAGTCTTCCAAACAACTTGGCAAGAATTTTAGCAGCTGGACTAACGGTTGCTGCGGCACCATATGTTGGCCTATCTAAAGAGTTGGCTCCATACGGAATTCCAAATACATCGCTCTCAAGCTTGCTTCTTTGCTGCTTCCCATACTTATTTTCTGATCCCCTACCAGCTGAAGATCTATTCTTTGTAAAATCTGCACCATATCCAGTATCAAAGGCAGTCTTGTACTTGGTGTCACCCTTGCCCAGCATTTCAGTAAGCATGTCGCTAGGCATTCTAGTAGAAACTCTAGATTTTTTGAGCAATTCAGATAGCAGTTTTGATTGAGTTGTTGACTTTGCTATACCACCAAAACGTGCTCGTACGCCAAATAGTTTTGCTATTAACCCAGCTTTTCCAGGTGTCACACTCTTCGATGTAGATCCAAGAATTTCAGACATGTTAAACGTTTGAGCACCCTTGGTAGCTTTTGCTGCTTGCTTAACAACTTCTTTTTTAAGCTCTGGAGTTTTTAGAGTTTTATTATTAGCATCTTTAATAATTTTTGAAACATCTTCTTTACTTCCATCACTAGCAGATAGTGACAACATAAGCTTTTTGGCTTCATCTTCTGGCAAGGTTTTAAACAGATTTTTAATTGCGTCTCTGTCAGCCTGAGATGCTTTAGTTTTCATAGAATTCTTTGTAGCCCAGGTATCGGCTATCTTTGCAAAGCTCATTAACCTTTTTCTAGTCTCTGGAGATCTTAGCTGTTTCTGAGTATCTTGATATTTAATGTATGGGTTGGGAAGATTTGTTCTTCCTGACTTTTCAGACCCTGGAACTACTGGGCTAGTCTTGGCTCTGCCAAAAACATTTGCCTTTCTAATACTTTCCTTTTCGTCAAACTTTACAATCTTTTTCTCTGCCTCGTCTTGAGCCTTTACAAAAATGTCTTGCAACTGTCTTTCAGAAAGGGCTTTTGACTTAGAGTTTGAAATCATTGATCTAAAGGTTTTGTCCAAGTCCTCTAGGTATTTTGTAGTTGTTGAATCACTGACCTTTCCAACCATACCATTTTTAACAAGGTAATCCATGTTTGGAATTAGGCTGCCTCCAGAAAGTGCCTTTGTTTTTGAAAGCTCGTTAAGAATACTAGTGACATCTTTTACAGCTCTTTTATCTGTAAAAAATTGATTAAATGTTTTGGTCAGCATTCCAGCTGTTTGGCTATTTAGTCTAACTTCTTTAGATATTCTTGAAATTATTGACCTATCTACCATAGATTCTTTTATAATTCCTTGTTTAATCAAATCATCAATTTCAGCATTCATGATCTGCTTGGCCTTATTAGAACTTAAGACATCTGTTCCAGGAGACATGTGAGAAGCTTCTAACAAGAATTTTGCAGGAAATGATATAGATGGGTCTGCAACACTATACTTAAGCTTTGCAGGCTTGCCGCTCTCATAACCAGGGACATTGCCGCTAATCATAGAGTTGATTAGTGGACCATATTTTTGAGCCATCTTTGTTGGAATAACTGCTTCCCCTGGTGAAAGCATGGCTGGGACAACATCGCCAGCGCCCTTTGGACCAGGCACAGAAACAACTCCAGTTTTATACTTCTTAACATTTGGAGTCTTTGGTAAAGTTTTTCCTCCAGCCCCAAGTGGAACACCTAAAAGCTTTGATTGGGCGATAATGGCCCTACCATAAGCAGAAGCTAGATTATTTACAGCACCAGTTTCTGAAGTAAAAGTTTGAATAAGTTTTGCATGTTTTTGATCTAGTGAGGATGCGACTGCGGCTGCTTCAAGCTGTTGCTGAGTCAAATATTCTGTCTGAGAGCCAAGAGTGTTGGACTGTCCACCCAACCCAGAAAATACATTTCGAAGCCCTGCAAAAAGTTTTATAATGTTTGCTGCACCGTTAGCTATTAGACCAAATGTCATTAGCAATATTGGACCAATTCCAGCAACAACAGTTGTTATAAGCACCGTAAACTGCTTAGCCCCATCGCTCATTTCATTAAACTTGTCTAAGAAGCCCTTTACAAATTCAACAATAGGAGTTACAGCCTTTAGGAATGCCTCTCCCAGTGGAACCAAAGAAACCCTTATGTCTTCAACAGCCTTTTTAAACTTATACATTGGTGAATCTTCAATGCGCTTTAGCTCTCGCTCAGATAGTATTGCAAGCTCTTCTGCTGTAGATGAAGATAGCTTTAAGACTCGCTCTGCCTGCGTACCCTCTTTTACAACGTTCTGAAATAGTGTTGATAGTCTTGAGAACTGAAACTTTCCAAATAGTTGCTCAATAGCTCTAGACCTATTTAGTGGGTCTAGTGTATTCAGGGCGTTAGCTAGCTCAATAACTGTGGCAGTTACATCTCCTGCATTAGAGTCTACAATTTGTTTAATATTTACACCCAGGCTAGCCAAAAACTTGCTAGTTTTTTCTGCTGGATTAATCATGGATGCAAGGCCAGACTTAAGTGCGTTTGCACCCTCAGAGGCGTTTATTCCACCTTCTCGCATGGCAGTAAGGAAGAAGGTTAGGTCTTCGACGTCTCCTCCAAGCTGCTGAATAACTGGACCAGCTTTTGGAACTGCAATTGTCAGGTCTTCAATGGAGGTTACAGTTTGGTTTTCAACTGCGTTAAGGAAGTTTATTTTACCAGTCAGGTCTTCTGCTGCAAGACCGAAGGCGTTGGTCAGAGATATTGTTGTTTGTAGAGCTTGGTCTTGTTCTACGCCACCAAGAACTGCAAGCCTTGTTGCCTGGCCTACCTGGGCCAACAGGTCTGCACCCATCTGTCCCATAGCTGCAGCGTCGGCTGCCATCTTCATTGTTTTTTCTACAGCAACGCCATATTTTGTAAACTCGTTTGCTAACTCTTTAATCTGAACGACCATCTTGTCTGTCTCAGAAGATGCTGTAAATGAGTCTCCATATACACGCTTAAATCTAATTGCCTGCTCTTCCATTTCCATGAAAGTTTTTGCCGCAATAGTTCCTATGTATGCAAGAGGAATAGAGAATCCAACCATAAGCTGGCGACCAGCCCACTGAGTATTTTTACCAAAATTTAGTAGGTTGGTAGATCCCTGTTTTACTAGTTGATTGAAGATCTGCTGTTTTTGAGCGGCCATCTCAGTTTTTGTAGCCAGGTTATTCATATCCAAAGCCAAAGGCCGCACTGCTATGGCTTGAAGAGATCCATTTGCATTACGGCCTAGCTTTGTGAACTGAGTTTGAATAGTCTTTACTCTTTCACGAGCAACCTTTTCAATTGTGTCAAATTCATTTCTAAAAAGTTTACCAAAAGTTTTACTGGCTCCGCCAGCATAGCGGAAATACTCACCTAGGCCAAGCTTATTTTTTTCTAGCCTATTTGTAAAATTTTCTGTAGTATTAGTTATATTTTTTACATTTGCAGCAAACTGACCAGTAGCATTTATATTATTTAATAGATTTCGCTGAACGTTTTCTGCAGCACGTGCTTGAGCTGCTCCACTTTTCAGTAGCTGCGCATTAAGGGAAGCAACCTGCCTTTGCAGATTCTTAATCTCTGCGATACCAATTTTGGTATCAACATTTATAATTATGTTTGACTGTATGTTTTCAGCCATACATCCGCACTTCCCTTTTTAACTATTTAATAGATGTTGGAAGAAATGCTGTGTTTCCAGATGCCTCTTCAACAATCTTATATACTGTTGGCAAGTCAAGAATTTCTTCTAGCTTTGCCCTATCTTTTGCAAGATCGGGGTTAAATTGCTCCATAGCAATCATCACGCAATCCAGTAGTAAGTCCATGGACTTGTCGTTGTCTTCTGCCACATCTTGAATCGCAACAAACTTTTTCATAAATGTTCTTAGTAGCGAAATCTTTAGTGGTCTAACTGTTAAATCTGTTCCATCAAGTAGTTTAATTACTTTTTCTTCACTTATTGTAGTTGCCATTATTATTTTCCTCTCGATAATGCTTGTTTAATTATATCACAGGGGCTTTTGTTTTTTCTCAATTTTTTCATAGCCAAGCCCCATGCCAATTCCGAATCCAGCCTTGGCAGCATTAACACCTTGAAGAGCTGTAATGTCATTGGGGTTACTCGTTCCTCCGCCAGAAAATACCCTGGCCTTCATCTTTTCCCAAGCATCGGAATTGTTTTTGCCAGAATGCTTGTCAAGATCTATCCCCTGAATAGATGCCTGAAACTTTTTATCTGAGTATTCTAGCTCTCTTTTTGCAGTTAGTGTTGCAGTTAACTCTGACATAGAAAGCGACATCTCTAGGTCCTCGTAGTCTTTCCAAATGCCAAGCAAAAATACCTCTGACTCTAACTTTGCTAAGTCTAGGTCATCCCAAGAAGCCCCACTATCTTCTGCCTGTTTCTTTACAGTTTCTTCAGTTTTTTCTTGATTTATTTTAATACCAGCTGCAATGTTAATTATTTTATATATGGTCTGAAGATCAAAACTGTCGCCTACATCATCTATTGTTTTTATTTCTGGATAATACTGTTGCATAGCTATTCTTGTGCAATAAAGCAATCTTTCTATAGCGCCGTCATCATCTTTAGCTAATTTAACAGTTTCAAATTCTTCTAAGAACATCCTTAGATATTTTATCTTTAGAGGGGTTATGTATATCTCTACCCCGTCTATAGTCTTTATGACTTCAGAATCATATATTTTAGTGGCCATCTTATAAGTATACCAAATACAAAACCGCCCAGCTATTAAACTGGACGGTTCTGCTATTAAGTTATTATTTAGTTATTACGATACTAATGATAGGGTACGATCTACGATCTTACCGTATGATGCATCGTCGTTTGGTAGTAGACGGAATGAGACCTCAAACATTGTTGCCTCATCGCGCTTTGCTGATACTGTAACGCTCTCGATTGAAAGTGCACGGTATGCAACATAGATACGCTCTAGTGAGCTTCCTACTGCACAGTCACCTGTACCTGGACCAACTGCAACTAGACCACGCTCAACTGGACATTCTCCAATGTCACCAGCTGAAAGATTTAGGGCTGGGTTACCAGCACCGAAAGATCCATTTGGAACGTTTGCTAGATCTGAGTCCTTGCCTGCAAGAGAGAACAGCAAGTTCTCTAGTGTAGATTCAGCAAATGTAGTATTCAGGTTAACCTGCATACCTTGCTTGTATAGCTTGGCTACGTCTAGAACCTGATCGACCTGTACCTCACCAAAATCAGGCTGGAACTGAATCTCCAGACCGTTCATGGTGTATCCGACGTTGCGGAAGTCTGCATCTGCTGACAAGGTTGTCTTGTAAGATACATCTTCAACTAGCGTTGGTAGGTCTGCATCTGTTAGCGTACCTGCCTCATATGTCCATAGTGCTGCTGCTCCAACAATAATGTTAGAACTTGAACCACGTGTATATGCCATAATTATTTCACCTCTTTTTCTTTAGAATAATAGGCGTGTTTCCTCAATTATAAGTATACCAGCCTTTATTGCTATAGTGTCGTTCCGTTATATGTTTCTGTCGGAACTGGAATGTCGTTGTTTTGATTATTATCGTTATTGAGGGCTGTAGCCTCATCCCTGGCTGCTTTATTATATCCGACTGTGTGATAGCAATAATCAATAATTATCTTATTTCCAGCAAAGGTTCTTGCTGTTCCAAAATCAATAATGTCCCTGGTTTCTTCTAGCTGATAGATTTTTATATCGTGAAAGTATACTAACGGGTACTGGTCGCCCCTGTCGTCCAGTAGTGGATTTGCTGAAGCTTGTTTATTTTTAATCCATTCGTTTACCTCTTGGGCTGACTCATCTCCACGATCTAAAAGATCCTGGACAATCTGTGAGGTTTCAATTAGGGCCACTGGGTCGCCGTGCATTTTATAAAAATAGTACAGTAGCTGCTCATCTTTAATATGAGGAAATGCACGTCTTCTCATCTTAAACATTCTGTCATATACCGCAAAAACATCATTTGCAACATCTGGAAATGTTTCTGTCAATGAGTTTATGTCTGTAGGAAGTGTAGGGAAAAACCTCATTGTATCTTTTGAAAATCTACCAGAGCCCAAGGCTGCTGGAACCTTCTCTGATAAATAAGCATTTATAAAAATTGGTGGGTATGAAATTGCCATGTTAAATTATACCAGCCTTTGCAATCCACTGTTTCCCAATAGAAATGCCAAGGGCACGTCCTCCAGACTTACCCTTAGAAAAGTTCTTTTTAAAATCTGTTGGATTTTCTAAATATGATAAAATACCAGTTGATGCTAAAAATGATTGCTTAAAGTAAAGATTAAAAAAGCTATCAAATACTCTTTCGTACTCGCCCTGTACATTACCTCCAGGGTTTGTTACAGTAACTGGTGAAGAGGTAAAAACATCTTCTCCGTCAACATTAAAGGCTAAAACTCTATTTTTAGGAACTATTGTTACTGGAATTCCGTTTTCCATAATTCTAGCCTTATCGTAAAAAGGAACTCTAGAACCATCCTTAATACTTCTTGACTGTTTAAATTTTGAATCAAAAGATAGCCCAACTCCGTTTACGGCATATCTAATATCAAACAGTCTTGCCTCTGGAGACCCTGTCTGATTCCATTCATAAACATGGTGCAATAATTCTGAAGAGACTCTGGCGTTAGAATCAATATAGTGTTTTAGTGATTCTAGAACTGTAAGACCAAAGCCCTTTAAAAACACTCCCTGTCCCTGCTCTACTCCAGTCAAAAACCCCACACTATAACCCATAAGGTTATTCATCTGTTTTTGAAATTTCTTGTTATTTACTTTAATTGAAATCATCACACATCTGCTGACTGGTTTTCTGATCTGCGCAAAATAACCTTATAATATTCTACAGCTCCAAATGGTCCAACAAATGGCTCTACTGTCGCCACCTCAAAAATTGTTGCTTTCCCAGATCTTGGACCAGAAGTCTCAATATAGACCTGCTCGGAGTTTCGATCTTTAATATTGCTTACAACAATATTAGTAATGGCATTTTTTGCATTTTTAGAAGATATTCTAATGTCTGTTTTAAGTCTTCCAAGCAATATCGATTCTTGGGTGATATTTACATTTGGAGTAACTTCTTCTTTAAAGGCAGATCCAGCATGAACTAGAGAACAAGCTATCGTTCTATCGTGAATCCACTGTTTCACAATGTTTCCCAACGAGCCCTGCTCTACAATTGGGTAAAAAACGTCTGCACACATTGGAAAAGTAAAATCTGTTGTCTCATAAACAGTCATTATAATACTCCGACTTTAGTAATAGACTTGGCATACTTATTAAGTACCTTGTCCACTATTACGTTTCCTGTTCCGCTTAAGATGCTTTTATCAAATTGAATTCTAAACTGATCAGTATTGTAGGATGTTACATAGCGCTGATAGTAGTCAAGTCTGCCGCATTTTAGGTCATCGATTAGCATCTCTGCTGCATGCTTGATGTCTGATGGAAGTCTTACAAATCCTTCATCTAAAATAAAATTATAGTTATATCTTTCTGGGAATGAGCCGTAATTGTATACCCCACTTGCAATGTCACCACTGGAGGCTGGAAGCTTGATTGTTGGGGATGCTATTCTATTTACCTCTCCAGACTCTACCCTATAAATAGCAGACTTGTCTAGAGTTATTTGAAACACATACTCATAGTCTTCTGGATTTTCAGCGTCATAAATAAGAACATCATTTTCATACACCTTTAACACAGAGTTAGCATTTAGCCATACTGGGACATAGTCTGCGCCAGTCCCCTTTGTCTCTAAAGATCTTTTACGATTATAAAACTCTACTGGGCTAGAATAGTTGTCGATAATAGCTCTAGCTATTAGCTCCCACTTTTTATACTCTGCAATTTCAGATGCTGTTGTCCCAAGTGTATTTGGATTTACATATGGTCGTACAATGTCATAGGTTTCTGAGAATATCGACACGCCATTTCTAGATAGGTCTACTAGATAAGAGTTATCATAGTTTTTATTTAGGTAAAATGTTAGGTCGGAACCGCCAGAAGTTTGAACCTCTAGGGTAGAAATTGAGAGGTCGCCAAGGTCAGTAATAGACAAGATATGCTCAGACTGTGCGTGGGCCCCTGGTACTTCAATGGTTACCCCAATTCCAGCTGTGGTAATGTTCTCAGCAACTCTCAAAATTTCCATATTACTTACCGTACTCCCTGGCAACCTCTTCTGGGGTTGCAATACGGATATGGTCACGCTTGGCCCACTTGTCAGCGGCCTCTTTGGTTACAATATTATAGCCGATATATACTTTTCCAACACCGCTCCAGGTTACGTTGCGTGTTGAATGAACAGCAACGGTGTCCTTCTTATTTTCTTTATTTGGTGTTGCAGCCTTTTGTTTACTGGCTGCTGAAGAAACAGTAGTAGAGCCCATAGCTCCATTTCCAACAAAACCCAAAGCTGGTTTTTCTTCTGCTGGTTTGGGTGAGGTAATCAAAGACTCAGTCTTTGCCTCTTTTTCTTCAGTCAAGTCTTTCACTGAATCTTTATACTTTTCAACCAATTCATTTATGGCATCCCTATTATTATCTATGTACTCTTTTGAGATAACTGGCTCTCCAGGCTGCAAAGTTGCTAGTGTAATATTTTCGTTATTTGTATTTTCAAACATAATAACCTCCTAAACTATAATTATAACAGATATTGAAAAAGAGGGCAGGAGCCGAAACCCCTGCCCCCTCTAAAGGTCAAGCTAAGATTTATGAATCTGAGCTGTCTGAGTCAGCGAATGCAATTGCATCCTCTTCTTCCCACTGAACGCCGAATCTTACGAATACGGTGTACTCAATGGTGTCCTTCTTTGGCTTGTACTCACGGTTTACTGTGATGTCGCGCTGGAATCCCCAGATACGGTTCTGTGGGAATGTAAGGTCTACATATCCTGCAGGGAAATAAGGAACTTCCTGAACATCAACGCCTAGAACACGTGTTGTACGTGCTCCACCGAATGTCTGACCGACACCGTCAAGGTAGTCCTGACGGTTAGCCTGAGTTGATCCTGGAGTCATTCCTGCGAATGCCTCAGCAACAGCGTCAGCTAGGGTACCATTGTGCTTAACAATGCCCTGGAATGCATCAGTACCTGCGTAGAACTTAAGGTTGTTCTTAAGTGCGCGGTACTTACGAGGCATAGCCAAGATAATGTTCTGCATAACATCTGGAGTCCAAGCGTTGTCAGTTACTGTAACAACTGACTCGTGTGCATCTCCAGTCTTTGCTCGGTTAACGAAACCCTGCAAGATAGATAGGAATGCATCTGAACCTGTACCAGTACCGTTGATCGCTAGATCTTCGATGTCATTAGCAAAAGCGTTTGTCATCAAACGTACTAGGTGGTCTTCAAGTGCACCTCCTTCAATTCCATCTTCAAGTGCTTCAGCAGTTACTTCCCAGTCAAGACGAATCTTCTTGGTAGTAAGCTCAACCTTTGTAAACTGAGCTCCTGCGTTAGAGTAGTCTCCAACAGCCTGTGTGGCCGCACGGATAACACGCTCTCCGACATTAACCTTCTCAAGTTCCATGGTGTTGGCTCGCATTGTTACTCTGCGTCCATCCTTGGCGAGAACTGTGGCATCCCACACGTAGTCAATAAAACGACGTGCTTGCTCTGGGCGTAGGATACCTGAACCTGCATCACCTGAAGGGTTAATAGCATTAGCCCCATTAGTATTGCCAAGGTAGGCATTGTCAATGTTTCCAAGAACACCAGCTGTGGTGTAGTTTCCTGGAATGTTCTGGCCAGCCTCTGACCCAGACGCAAATGATCCCTGGCCCTGATATAGACCTGGAGTAGTTCCGCCTAGCTCACCAGCCTCGCCTGGCTGATTTTTAATAATTTCTTGTTCCGACATAATTGTCACCTCCTAAGTGATTTTGTTTATTTGAATAAATCGGCAGTTTTGAGGAAACGTCCGCCCCATAGGGATTTCTCAACCTGTTCTGGCTGAGTTTCCTGAATGATCTCGCCTAGATCACCAGACTTGCGGAAAGCTGTATCTGCCTCTACGGCGTCTACTCTCTTTCCAAACTCGTTAAATACGTCCTTGCTTGCAGTTACCTCATTTTTTACTGCTGCAATAGACTTGTGTAGTTCTGAAATTTGCTCTGCTTGTGCACGAACAACTTCAGTTAGATCGCTAAAGGCTTTTGTAACAACATCCTTAACATCTGCAATAGATGCCTCAAGGGTGTTGTCTGACTTAGACACTTCTTCCTCCGCAGCCTCTTCCTTCATGTCGTCAGACTTTAGAGTTTCCTCGTCATCTTCGTCCATGTCGTCAGACTTCTTTTCTTCCTTCATAGACTTTTCTTTCTCGTCCATGTCGTAAGACTTTTCTACTGCATCTTCGTTTGTAGCATCTGCCTCTGGAGCGACCTGTGATTCTTCAACCACATCATCAGACTTTTCTGTGATGTCATTTGTTGTTTCAGTCATAAGACCTACCTCCTTGTTAATCTCAGTCTTAATGCCTTTAGCACTATCAACCAAGAACTTTATCATATCTGTTTTTTCGTTATCTGATTTTTCAACGAAACCTATATTTTGCATTGGGGCTCCTGAAGTAGGGCTTACCTCTACTTCTTTTTCAGAAAGCATTATAATTTGAGACTCTGGATCCCAAAAAACGTTTTCAATTTCTGTATTTACGCCATCACCTTTGATAACGTCTACTCCATCTACTTTTTCAACAGACAAAATGTTCGCAAATTGGTTTGCTGGGGTATCTACCAGGGAAAGTTCCACTAGATCATACTCCTTAATAATGCGAATTGTAGAGTCCATTTTTTCATCATATGCGTCATCCCACTTGTTCATCTTGCCGCCAATAGAAAAACCTGAAAGAGTTCCATCTAGAACCTTTTCCCAGGTATCTTGTGCGCCTTTTGAAACATATGCAGACACATAGACTCCGCTGTAAAACTTTTTTGTTTCAGGATCAAAATACTTGTCTTCTTTGAACGCTACCATTTTACCAACGGCTAGTGGTTGGTGCATCTCACGGATATTGCCACGAAACTTTGAGAATGCCTTTACGGATGCCTCAGTTGTGACGATATCTTTTTGACGATCAACGTTGTCAAGTGTGGCAAACCCAGAAACGATACGACGTTCCTTGTCTACTTTAGAGAATGGCATAGAGAGGCGAACGTTGTCGCCCTCTGAATTCCAATGTGCTTTTGCTATAGTCATGGTACTTTAATTATACCCCCGTTTTAATAACATGTTAATAACTATGTTAATAACTTTTATTGTGAGGATCTTCCCTCTCCTTGAGCATTGCGCCCAGAGATGGTGGCAGTATTGTCAGAGGAGTTGTTTGCTCTCTCTGAATCCCTAGTTTTATTGCCAGCCATGTTACCCTTGGCATCAGCAGCGGCCCTAGCATTAAGCTCTAGAGGCTCATCGCCATCTGGTCTTTGAGGTAGTCCAAGGATTGTTCTAGCCTCATTAGGAACCATAATCTGATTCTTTACGTAACGCTCTAGAATTTGAGATTGTGCAATCTCGTCAGTAAGTGTGAGCTCATTAAATTTAAGCTCAAGAAGATCTGTCTTTTCTTTAATAATTTTGCTCAAAAGCTTCTCAATGTTTCTTTGAGCTGGCCTAGCAACCTGCTCCTTAAAAGTACGATCCTGTGCTAGAGCAGCAGCAATAGCAGAAGAATCTCCACCACCAATCTTAGATAGTGGAACTTGGTGAGCAACAAGAATGTCATCACGATTACGGATGCGGTAATCATTGAAAGACGCCTCTTGAACACCATTTTCAATTGGTTCCATCTTAAACTCAACCTTGTTTGTATCTGAGTCTGCTGGCAAAGGAATATATAGTGTTCTATGGTTTTGGCCTTTTAGGCTAGTTTGCAAGAAGCGGAACATCTTGTCCTCTGCCTCTTCAGAAAGCTTTGCACCCTTTAGGGTTACTACATACCTAGGCACTGCCTTGTTTCCAAAGAAGTCAATGTTATATTGTGATGCTAGCTGGTCTCCATGTAAGGCTGAGATTGCCGACATAATGTCTGGAACGCCGTAAAAAGTGTTTAGTGGGGAGTATTCCTTAAAGTGAATAATCTCGTTTGGCCTATTATCTGTTGTTAGTGGGTTTTGGTTTTTTGCCCCAAAGTTTCTAAAGTAAACAACTTTCTGACCAATAATCTGTACATATCCATCACGCAATCTACGTGCTCGCATAGTTGTTGAAGGAATGTGCCCTAGATATCCAATCTCTCCAGCAGTAGTTCTACCAATTTCTAGATAACCATTTCCCGTGGCCTGTACATCAGTATATACCTTTTCCATCGTTAGGTTAAATGAATCATCATCATTTAAGCTTTCTAGCCAATCCTTTAACTCTACTTTTGCGCGTTCAATACGCTTTCTAGCCTTATCGGTTGCTGACTCATTGGTAGATGCCTCGATAGCCATAAGAGTTTTTTGTGTTGGCTTAAACTCATAGCCTAGCCCAACAATGTTTTCAACTTTTGCATCGATGGCAGCGTGATTAGCAAATGAGGTGTCATAATAGTTTGCAAGCTCGTAAAGGTTCCATGGTGGGGTAATAACATCGAATAGTCCGTAGCCATTGCGATATACAACGCCAGGGTTGATTTCTTTTGAATATGCCCCGTTTATTCCACGGCTAGTGGTCAATGCGCTATCTTGGTATTCTGGCCTTGTCGTGTCTACATTGTTTCCTATGGCTGATATGTCTGCCTTAGAGATGCGATCTGATCTGCGCTTAAAGTTTTTTTCTAAACCAGACAAGGACTTCAAATCATCCCAGGTTTTTGCAAATGGGTCTTGATCCTTAAAAATGTTGTTTTCTAGCTCCAACCTATCAAGGCCGAGGTCTCTAATATACTGTTCTGACATTAGTCATCACTTCCATATTTAGCTAGGGTTTCTTTAGCTGCCATTACTGCACCAAGATCATTCATGCTTGGAATTAGGCCTTGCTTCATTCTGTCTAGCTGTTCGCTATACTCTTCTTCGGAAACTCTTTCTACCCCTGGCATAAACTCGTATGAGCCGTCGCCTTGGCCAAGAGCCGTAGCCTCCTGTTGCAATTTATGAATCTGAAGTGCGTCACCCCTATGGGACGGAATGTTTAGAACATTACCACTACCATCTGTAAAAGCTTTGCCGTTAGCCTTTTTCCAGAAATAAATACCCCAGTCATACTGCTTATCTAAAACTGTAAGCTTTGACTCGCCAACCTGACCAGGAACTCTAAATTTTTCATCATTCATAACCACCAGTATACCATATTATACTGCTGATATTGTTTGTGTTTGCCAAGAAATATCCTTTAACACGTTATACTCATAAGACTTTAGCGTCAATGGTCTTGTATCATCAACAATTATTTTGTTAGTTCCAGTATAGGTTTTGTATATGTCTGACGGATCAACTCCGTAGTAGCTTCTTGAAGAAAGTATCAGAACTCCATTCCAAATATATGATGTATCCCAATATTCCCAGTCAAAGTCTAATGATCCAGAGGTTTTAACCTTTATCCATGGCCTTGAGGTAATCTGCTGCACCTCTTGTAGGTTTGTTGATTGATAGTGAGAAAGCATATTTATTAAAATTGGACCAGATATTCTTAAAAATCCTATGTAATTATTTAAATTAAGAGTATTAGAAAAGCTGATTCCAAGCATACCCCACTGTTTCACAGTTATGTTTGGCTCTTTTACAATTTTCCCATTCCAGTAAAAAGCTATTCCATTCTCAAGCAGTCCAGTCTTAGCATTAACTGCATAAATTTTTGCTCTTTTGCCGCCTGGATGGTTGGCCACTAGATAAAACTTTAGCAATGATCCCCTTGACTCAATTTGAAAAATTTCTGTTGGGGCAAATGGGAAGAAGTCTTCGTCGTATCTTATAGCCATTTGAGAGGCTATTATCTTATAGTCTGACGACCTACCCTCATTTAATGGTATTGATAGGCCACGGTCTACTAGGGGATCGTAGTCGCCCCTTACCTGTATGCCACTTGTTCTTGTAAGATATAGGTAAGGAGAGCTTCCTTTATAAATACTAAATGGGTTTCTGCTCTTGTAGTCATAGTAAACTCCAGACTTCTTGTATGGATATATTTTTGTTCCAAACCTGGTTCCAACCCCTACTGGGGTAGTGTCATTAAGTGCCTGGGACGAGTACTGAAGCTTTTTAATCTTAATTGGGTTATAACTTAAACCATCTACAATAAACTCTATATGGGTTACTAGAGCCAACTCACTAAAGTTAACCCCAGACGGTGGATAAATTATCATATTGTCTACTACCTCATATTTTGTGCTAGACCAGTCTTCTAGAGAGCTTCCTGGAATAATTACCCCATTTTTAGGTGCAGGTATTGTGCTTGTAAAGTATTCAGAAGACTCGTTAGCTCCGTTTTTTAAATACTGAAAAGTTATGTATGTCTTTACTAGTGATGAAGATGTGTCATAGCTGTAGGACTTGATTGCTTTATTTTTTAGATCAAGGTAGTCCTGATATCCAGTAAACAACTGATTATCTAAAGAAGAGTATGTTCTTTGTACTGGAACAGCATATTGCGATTGTAGCTGATCGTAGGTCCATGAACTGGATGTTTCGTCTTCAGAAAATATTGATGGTGCTGGGTAGTTTATATTAAACTGAATAAAGTCCAGCTCGTATCTAGATTGATTGTTTGCGTCTGTTACATATTTGGCAAAATAGCTAAGTGGAATGTAGTCTTCCCAATAAGAGTCTGCAGAAATATCTAGCACAAAATTGCCAAAATATGATTTGGGAGATATGGTGTAGCTTGCAATATGTGGCTGTAGGTTAGCTGTTGCTATTGTTGCTGGAGTTCCACCATCATAAAGAATAGTCCAAAATGTTGTTGATGCCTCCCCGCCGTCGAGCTCTAATCCATCCAGCAAATACTGAAGGTCTTGCTGATCAACAACTATACCTCTATTGCTAAACAGGTGAGATATTTTCTTGAGGTTTCTTTTAGTACAAAATCCAACATTATATATATGGCCCAAGAATGTTTTGTCAAATTCTTTATTTCCACCAACAGACATGCTTAAGAGTGACTTTTTTCCAAAAAATGATGCAAGGTTGCCGCCAAAATAACTAACAAATGACTGTATATTTATACCAACAGAAAAGTCTTCACCAAGATAATGTTTTTGCGCTCTATAGATTATCTCTTCTTGTGAATTAAAATATAAAATATAATCTATCGAGTCTGACGCAAGTTTTATTTGAAAATAATTAGAGCTAGACACGTCATCTATCTGAAAAAGTATCTGCTCTCTATTTGCTGAATCTATTTCACGAAAAACGCCGTAGAAGCCTTTTACATCTTCTGAAAGAACACTGAGCCTATCTACCAAAACATATCCCTGAGTTTGATCCCATTGAGAGTTTGGGTATAGCGACACAAAGCTATCAGACATTTCTGACTGGGCTAGTGCTATATCAATATTCCACTCATCCCTTGTTTTATTGTTAAATATAACTTTAGGCTCTGGCAGAGTTGGAGAAGATAGCATACCATTATCAACAGATAGGTTTTCAACTATGGCCTGATCCCACTTACCGATATCTGGATAGCTATAGCTATTTGCATAATTTGCAAACGGATAGTCTATAAAAACTGAGGTTCCGCTATATGCAGTATTAATGTTTTCTGGAAACTCTACGCCCTGGCCATAAATCCATCTACGCTTTAGCATTATTTGAGATGTCTTGTATGGATATATTGCTATGCAGTCTATTTCTATTGGGGATACATCCTGATAAGAATAAAATCCAATCCAGTCCTGACTTTTACCAGAAGAATTTGTTTTATCTGGAAAATTTAAAACACTATTTGCTATATTTAATGACACTACCTCTTCGCCATTTATAAGTAAGCTAGCCGAAGATCTTGAATAATTAATATTAATAAGCATAGGCCTTTGCCATTCACCAACAAAGTAGGACCCAAAAAGATCTCCAATTTTTAAAATAATCAACGGACCGTGAACATACACCCCATCTTCAGAAGATATTGGCCCTAGGATTCTTTTTTCTATTGGACTATCTGAGCTTATTCTTAGCCATGCCTCAAAGGTATAGTCACGATACTCTCCAGATGAATTCAAAAATCCGTATCCAGGAACAATTAAAGATGGACCAGCACTTGGAGACAAAATTGTTACGTTTGAAGCACCATAAACCATAGGCATTCCAGTATTTTTTGCTAAAAGTGCATAGTCGTCAATAAAGTAATATCCAGGAGATTCCTGAATTCCATAAGCATTTGCCTCTACCACCTTGGATGCAGGGAGGGCTATAGATGATGGAAGATTTTGTTGAGCAACCCCTAGGGAAACAGAGTTAAACTCTTCTGACCATTGTCCTACAGATAGTCCATTTATTAAAAATTTATAGTCTTCTACTGAGGAGGCGCCACCGATATAGTTAATTTTAAACAATATTCTCATTGTAGAATTATCGCTTGGAATATCAAATGTTTCTGCAATAAACATCCATTTTTGAGAAACACTTGTATCAAATCTTTTTGTTTTTTGAACATTTTCTGCTGATACAGAGTCGTAATACTCGTATCCTATTTCTATGCTATCTAGGTATGCCCCATCAGAATAAACATAGGCTCCAATGGCAAAGGTTGAAAGATCAGAGTTTAGTAATGAAAAATTAATGCCGTCTGGTCCACCGATATTGTCTGGACTAATACATACAACCTGTCCAAAATCTTGATCAGTCAAACTTCCAGTTATTTCTGTTGTGTAACTGGCGCTAAATGGCTCGTCTACAACTGATGATTTTAAAATTGCTGAGCCACCAGAAATATTCCAATCAGAGATGTCTCTGTCTTGCTCTGATATTAATGATACAAAGTCTGCTACGTCATCAAGTGCCCACAAAGCCAGTGGGTGTTCGCTAAATATTTTTTCAGCATATACATTTGATGGGCTAGACATGATAGTCTATTTTATCACACTATGAGCGAAAACCATCTAGGAATTGTATAAGCGGTCATTTATGAATCTAATTGTCTTAAGAAAATGACATTGATCCGTGTGAGGAATGAGACCCATTTTTGCATCTACTACATGAGCTAAGGGTTGCCTCAGTAACAGGACATTTAGCAGTTACAATATTGTGACCACGAAAAAAGCATATTACTTTATTTTTTAGATTCTTGTTCAATTTAAAGGTATCCAATGCTGTTCATGCTTTATGCCTGCGCCCATTAAATCTTTGAGTGGAATTATGTCATAAGCTATTGTTATTCTAGGACCATCCCAACTCCAATCACCCATTGCATGAGGGTGTCCCATTTCTGAGAGAACTGCACGATTATCTAAATTCACGTTAGTCTTTGGACCCTGTGTAGTGATATAGTGAGTTTCTGATGGCTCTGCCTTGACGCAGTAATATCCGTGAAAATTAGGAGCACCTTCGTGACCATGCTCATGCCAATCAAGTTTCCCGCTACCTGCATGATTAATGTTAAACCATCCTTGCAACATAAATCGTTGATCTTCAAAATTTAATTCATAATATTCGCAGGCTTCACGAACCATTTGCCCAACGGCCTTATATAATGAATAGATTTCCTTGGTATGGAATTGAAAAACATTATACTGTGACCACTTCATTGTAGAAATGCTTCCAGATGATTTCCAAACTTCATTATCTGTTTCTGGAGTCACACCGATAATTTCTGCATTTTTTATTAATTCATATCTTTTTGTTAAATCATTCGATAACTTTTCTAGATTATTATCTAGAAAATATTCAAAGAATTTATGTGGCTGTGATGATTTACTTACTGGTGCTAAACTCATTATTTTCCCATCTGTAATAATATTGCTTTTTCTATAACAATATTATACACCATACGGAGATAATTACAAAAGGTATTTTATTTTAGAAAAAATAGAAATAGGCTGGTGCAAAACCAAATACACCAAAGAAGCTAAATACCGAAAATGGAACAAAAGAGAATGTTGTAACGCTTGGAGATGCGGCTGATGCCAGAGATCTACCATTAGCATTATCTGCATAAACAGTATATGTTTGTGCAGTTCCTGCCTCCTGACCAACATTTTTTGTTGTTGTTGCACTATTGTCAACTTTTCCATCAGACGATGTTATGTAGTAATTAGTTATTGCCTTACCACCATTAGCGCCTGCCGTCCAAGAAACAGTGTCATAGTTAGCTCCTCCTGGAGACGTTGCAGTAACTGAAGTTGGTGCTGCTGGAACAGTTGTTGCTGTTACTGAAGAGGATGCTGAAGATGTTCCAGAAACTCCCTGAGCATTTGCTGCAGTTACAGTAAAAGTATACGCAGTATCTGACTGTAGTCCTTCGACCGTTAAAGGCGAAGCTGAGCCAGATGCAGTGTATGATCCTGGTGAAGATGTAACTGTATAGCTAGTTGCTGCTGGTGAGTTAGCAGGCAAAGAGAATGATACTGATGCTGCTCCATTGTTAAATGCTCTTGATGTTCCGACATCTGTAGCCACAACGTTTATTGGGGTAGCTGGTTGCAAAAAGTCGTTTTGTGCAAGAGACTTTTTACCTACTCTTTTATTTGCTGCCATTTATTATATTCCCCTTCTAGGATTAAGCTGATAGATCTCCGAAAACAACCCAAGTGTTTTCAGCTCTCTTGAATAATGTAGCAGATGACCACTGGGTACGTAGTTTTAGACCTGGAGTAGCGTTAACTGTAACTCCACCTGCACCTGCGATAGTAACCTGTCCAGCACCTGTCTGTAGGATATCAATAGACGTTCCTACTGGGTATGCAACAGATGAATTTGTAGGGATAGTAATAGTAACCCCTGAAGCCGAAGAGACCTCTACGAGCTTGTCACGGTCTGTGAGGACTGTTGTGTAAGCAGATGTCTTCTGATTGATTTCAGTAAGTGATGGTACACCCTGCTTAACCTGGGTTCCGTCAGCATATTCGATTCCGCCTACCTTTAGAGTATCGTAAACAGCCTGTGAGAAGTTAACTGTAGTTGTTGGCTCATCCTCAACGCTTGAGAATAGCTTCCAAACACCATCAGAGGCGTCACGAACGATACCTGCATGCTGGTATGAACCATTGTTGAATGATGAAACAAGACCAAGGTCTACAATGTTTGCCTCGTTTCCTTCACCGATATAGATCAGTGGGTCAGTTACAACTAGGTCTGTTGCGTTAACAGTAGTTGTAGTTCCGCCAACAGTTAGATCTCCAGTAATAGAGATATCTCCAGCTGCTAGTGTACCAGTAAATGTTGGGTTAGCTAGTGGTGCCTTTGCATCTAGCTGAGTCTGAATAGCTGATGTAACTCCATCAACATAGTTTAGTTCTGTAACTGTTAGGGTAGCGCCATCAAGAATATTTAGTTCTCCTGCTGAAGCAGTTACGTCAATAATGTCTGCTGCATTTACTGTTACGGTATTATTTGCTGCAGAAATTGTCTTTCCAGTAAGTGTCTGAGTTCCAGTTAGAGTTACCAAAGCTGAGGTGTCTGAGATACCGTGAACATCTGTAGTGTCTGCTGCGTGAGTAGATACATATCCAGAAGCAGTAGTTTCTGCACCAGATTTAGCATTATTAGCCTTTGTAGTTGCATCTAGCGCTGCTGCAGAAGCAGTGGATGTGTCACCGCCAGAGATAGCAGTTGAAAGAACAGTGTAAACTTTGCTAAGGGTATTGATTGTATCCCCTGCACCACCACGAACGTCGTTGAGGATTGCGGTACCATTTGCAACTGGAACCTGTCCACTTGAATTTAGTGGTGCAACACCGCTATTGGCACCAACCGAAGTTAGCAGAACATAGTCATCTAGATTGCCACCAAGGTCTTCTAGGTTCTTAAAGTATGAAAGGTCTGCCCAGTGATTGGTTCCGTCACCAATCTTGAACTGACCAGTATCTGATTCAAATCCGATTTCACCAGCAGCGAGAATTGGATCTGCTGTTGTCCACTGAGAGGCTGTTCCTCTTCTTTGCTGCATTCTTGTTGCCATGGTAATTGTCTCCTAATTGGGTTGGGGTGTTTCCCTTTTATAATTATAACATCTATTTTAGATGATTAATTAAAGTTGTCTATTGCAAGACCTCCATCATAGGAGTTATCCCATGATTCGGTATTGTAAAATCCTGCTGAAACTAGAGATCCATCTGTATTTAGATAAAACCCAGAATCTACAAAAGTCGATACAACCATTCCATTTCCGCCAATTGACGTGTCATGGATGTGTTGAGGTATTTCAGTAATTCCTGCGTCCGTAAGGTTTGCAAGAATAAACCATTGATTGTTATAAAAAACCGAAAGTCTGTTGGTTTCGGTATTAAAGTAAAGATCTCCATTTTGTCCAGTTTCAGGGGCTGTAGGATAAGTTCCTACAACGCTAGCAACGCCGATGCCACCTGCATCTATGATGGCATTCCATGAGATTGTTCCTGGGGTGCCGCCGTCATAGGTATCATCCCATGATTCGGTATCTGCAAATCCTGCATCTTTATAGAGTACACCCTGAACGGCAGCGTTAACCTGGGTATCTACATATAGCTTAGTTGTTGCTTCATTAGAAAATTGAGCCTCGGCAATCTGAACAGTACCGCCAAAGCGACCACCTGCTGCTACCAGCAGTCCATTTTTGACCTTAAAGTCTTTTTCGACCGATGCCATCTAATTCTCCTAATTAAAACTTTTTGAGTGGGGGGGGTTTTTAAGGAACCCCCCCATAAACCTTTAATTCAATTATACTAGCAATGTTCCAACAACAGTAACTGTAGAGCTATTGTTGGCAGTTGTTGCTAGCAGTCTTACGTTTGAGCCTGAAATATCTGCTGAAATTGTTGATGCTGAACCATTGGTTCCAACAATTCCATACTCGGTGATTGCAATGTTGTCTGAGGTATCTAGGGTCAAAAGAACCTTGGAAATCTCTGTGTGGGTTCCGTATGCAACCTTAACCAGGAATTCTGCTGAACGGTATTCTGCCTTAGCAAAAGAGTAAGCTGTCTGAATACCTGCAGTTGGTGCTGAAAGAGTTGCTGCGACCTGCTTAGCAACTGAGTTTAGCTCAACTGCATCAAAGTCTGGAACAACTGCCTCAAGAGCGGTTACTGCACGAGCATTTGTAAAGTAAAGGTTTGTACCTTCTGCAAGATCAGTGGTTGTAGAATCTGCAACACCGTTTTCTGCAGTAATTGTAAGTCCTGAACCATTGCCAGTGATAGTAATGTTAGTCTTTGAAGCACCAGTCAACAACTCAGCAGCTGCAGTCTTAGCACGAGCAGCTGTAAAGTACTCATTAGTACCCTCTTCAATAACTGTGGTAGTCAGTGCGTCAATTGCTGTTGTGATGTTTGCAGGTGTAGCCTTGGCATCCAACTGAGTCTGGATAGCAGAGGTTACGCCATCTACATAGTTAAGCTCTACTGTAGAAGCAGTAATACCATCAAGTACGTTTAGCTCAGATGCTGATGCAGTCAAGTCAGAAACATCTGCAACCACAACAGTGATGTCGTTGCTTGCAGTGTTAATTGTCTTGTTGATTAGTGTCTCTGTCTTAGATGCAGTTGACTTATCGTCCAACTGTGTCTGGATTGCAGAGGTAACTCCATTAAGGTAACCAATTTCAGTGTCTGTTACATCTGCCACACGGGTCTGAGTAATTGCTGTGTCAATTGTAAAGGTGTTACCAGTTAGAGTCAGACCATTGCCTGCTAGGAATGTTCCAGCACCAGAGAACTGAGTAAAGCTAATTGCATCTGTACCGATTATAGCTGGCTTGTTTGTCTGTACCCATCCAGTACTTGCGTTTACTGTACCTGAGTATACGAATATAAAGTCACCGCCGTCAACTTCTTGTGCGGTGTCAAAATCAGTTGCACGAGTTGGTTGACCCGAAGCCTGAACAACGTAGATACCGTTTTCTGAAGCGGTTGTCTGATTCTTGACAAGAACACGGTTGCCAGTAGCAAGAGTAATTCCGTCAAGAACGTCTCCATTTTCAAGAGCATTTGCAAGGTTAACGTTTGCAGTTGTTGCTGCAATTGCAGCCTCATGAATGTGAAGACCCTCTGATACTGAGTCTACATATGCCTTTGTTGCTGCGTCAGCTGAATCTGTTGGTGTGCCAAGACCAGTGATCTTGTTTGTGCCCATTGCAATGGCACCAGTCATGGTACCGCCAGCTAGGGCTAGCTTTGCGTCGAGCTGGGTTTGAATTGCAGAGGTTACGCCGTCAACATAATTAAGCTCAGTGGTGCTTAGAGTTGCACCATCTAGAATATTTAGCTCAGTAGCAGTAGCGGTAAGAGCAACATCCTCGTTAATCTTTGGTGAGGTTAGTGTCTTGTTAGTTAGTGTCTGAGTGTCGGTAGTTCCAACAATTGCACCAGTAACACCGTGAGTTGAAGTGTCTGACATGTGAGTAGTCAGGTCGCCAGCAACTGCAGAAGCTGAACCATATGCATCATATGTATTTGCAGTTACAGAGATTGCACCAGTTGTATCGTTGTAGGTAAGACCAGTTCCAACTGCGTTACCCACTGCATCTTGTGCTCTTTCGACTGTGAAGTACTCGTTTGTTCCTTCTTCAATAACGCTTGTTGTAATTGCATCTACTGCTGCAGTGATGTCTGAAGTAAGTGCTACTGTTCCAGTTGCGTTTGGAAGTGTAATTGTACGGTCTGCTGTTGGGTCTACTACTGCAAGAGTTGTTTCGTAACCATCTGCTGTAGCACCTTCAAAAATAATGCTTTCTGTAAATACGCCAACTGCTGCTGGGTCTGACCACTCAACTCCATATGTTGCACCTGAATTTGCTGTAAGAACCTGACCATTTGTTCCAACTCCTAAAGGAGCAACTGCATCATCTGCACTACCTACAATCAAATCACCCTTGGCATTAGAAATGCCTGCTGTGATAATTGATTTTCCATTAATGGTACCTGTGGTACCTTCTACGACTAGACCACTTTTGATCTTAAAGTCTTTATTTACTGTTGCCATTTTTATCTCCTAGGGTTAATTAAGCCTTGAGTCCAATACGAGCAAATCGTACTGTGACTGGCTTTATGATTGAGTCTGGGGTAACAGTTAAAGCAACTGTATTCCCAGCTCTAGAGACGCTAACGGTGCCAATATTCCCATCGTTGTCTATTGTTCCATACTCAGAGACGTTAACATTTGTTCCGTCTACAAGAATGGTAAGTTCGGTTGCATAGAATTTGTTATCCCCTGCTGATGTTTTTGAAATTGAAACAAGGTACTTAACCATACGCCATACAGTTGCATCAAATGAGTCAATAACTGTTGGGTTCTCGACACCGCTAATGGTGTTTTCGTTATTACCAAAAGTACCCAAATCAGTTGATTGGGCAGATGAGGTATCAATAAGATCTACATAGTCCTGTTCTTCAGGACGGTCGCCAGTTTGAAACTTGTTTTTTACATAAGATAGGGTTTGTCTAGACATGTAATAATTATATCAGCTTTTATTCTACATTACATAATTGTTTACGCCAATAACGGCAATGCCAATTGGGGCTGGCTGTGAGGAGCCATAGCTTGTAATTCCAATATTTATAAACTTAACCTTAAATGGCAAAGTGTGACTAATTTTTACATTGCCAGACTTATACTTTATTTTTGAGTTAAAAAAATCTGCTAGCTTTATTGACCTAGTTATATGTTTTGTCTTATTGCTAATTACTGCCTTGGACATTAATCAGTCACGTCTTCAATAATTATCATTTTACCCTGGGCAACTGTCCAAACAGTGCCAGGCTGAGATAGTTGGATATCGAAAATGTCTCCTGTTTGCAAAATCAAAGACTGTGATGCAGTAAGTGATACTGTAAACTCTCCAGCTAAATCATCTGGGTCGGCAACTGGCGAAAGCGTTAAGACTACTGTGGCATCGTCAGTTATAATTCCAAGATTTTTTGCAAGGTTTGGACGCTTGACCTTCATAGAAATTGTCCAGTCTGAAATTGTCAGTGCTGATTTTGCATCGTCTGTTACATATACCTTGAATGCTGCGGTATCTCCACGAACTACGGTCCATGCTACTTGTGGCGGTACGTTGCCAACGCTATATCCTCTAGCCATTTTATAATTATATCACGATTAAGCTAAGATAAAGGCTAAACAATAAAGTTGGATAATTCTTTAGTTTTATCAAACGTTAGAAAAGAAGTTAAGGTATACCTGACCGCATTTTCTATTTTTGTAACCCCATGCATATGATCTGCACTTGCTGGGTGTACGGCCATCTTTCCAGGCTCTGGGGTAATTTCAAAACTATGTTGTGGATAAAATGTTTTTCCTCCAGAAAAATCATCATTTAGATATATAACAATCCCATACTCCCTATGCTTATGTATTTCATGATCGTTAGTGTTTTCCATGTTGTCTGAATGAGGTGACTGTGCCATGCCAGGAAACCATCTGGTTATGCTTAACAAGTCTGCATATAGCTTTTGGTCTAGCCCATAAGTATCTTGCACTGCATCAACAATTCTATGTTTTATAATATCTAGCGTCTTTCCTAGCTCATGATTTTCTAAATAGATTGAGTGTGCACCCAGAACACGATTATCCCAAAATGATTCTGGAATGCGAGACCAAAGATCTGTATTTTTTGCAAAAGTTAAAATATCTTCAATTTCTTTTTTAGTTAAGAAATTAGAAAATTCTTTGGCTATCATTTTTATGACTATATCGCTATTAGCTTAGTCCAGCTTTTAGTGCACCCCAAGTACCATTTCCCTTTGAGTCAACTGAGATTATTCCATTTTCTGAAGCATAGACAACTACTGCTACTGCTCCACCAATATCCTGAGTAGTAGTCAGTCCTCCAGATGTACCAGCATATAAAATATTACCAGCAGAAAATCCAGACGTATTAATGTTTTCTAAAACTCCAGAAACAACAATAATGCCATTTGCCCCATTAGGAATTGAGGTTTTTGCTAAACCAAGAATTGGCTGAGTAGTTGAAGAGGTTGCTTTGCTTACTGTAGTTGCAGTAGTATATCCAGTTACAAATACTGGGTCGCCTGCAGAAATTAATACACCGCTATTATTTAACACTCTAATTTGAGAATATGATGACAGCGGAAGAACAGCTTCTAGCTTTTCAACTAGTTGCTTAATATCTCCATGAACATTAACACTATCTTCTGCTAATGGGTATGGTAAGTCGTAAGAGTTTGATTGTCCTGTAGCCATTCAATAATTATACCACGCAAAAAGTTTGAATACAGGGTAAAAAACTGGTATAATTGTAGTTAACTTCTTGAAAAAGAAGTTTTTGTTCTAAGGAGGACAAATGATTAAACAGAGTAATAACAAAGTGAAAATCAGCATTAACTCTAAAAGACAGACAATTTTATTGCTATCGCACTAATAAAAATATTGTCGCCAAGGTATTGAAACTGGTACCGTAACAACGAAAAGAATAAAAAGGAGGTAGCAAAATGAATAAAAAATTTGCTGCAATTAGTACTATCGCACTATTAACTACTGGATCTGGGGCTGCATTTGCTCAGATGTCAGATTTGTCCAGTTCAAAAACTGAACAGATAATAACAGAAGTAACAAAACCAGCCCCAATAATTAACTCCCCAATAATAAAAGAAGTTCTTTTTTCTGGGCCAGTCAGGTATATAAGCCTAGAGGATGGACCAGTACTTACTTCAGATGCCCCACTTATTGGCTCTGTTGACTGGATGGCTCAGGAAAAAGCTGCCAAGGATAGACTTAAGCTTGAGGCTCAGAAAAAACAAGACGAGCTAGAAGCAGAGATTTCGAAACTAGAAAAAATTGCTAGTGATACTAAGACGCTAAATGAAACTTTGATCTTGGTAAAAAAGCAAATTGGCAAAACCCCCTGGGTGTTTTCTGGATCTACTCCAGCAGCCTGGGATTGTTCAGGCCTAGTTATGTGGACATATGCTCACTTAGGTGTTGACCTAGAGCACAGCGCAACAAAGCAAAGAGTGTCGGGTAAGTTCGTCACTGAACCCAAAATTGGAGACCTGGTGTCTTTTAATCATCGAAGCTATGGAAGTGCATATCACATTGGAATCTATATAGGTCCTGATGAAATGATACACGCAGGGGGCAAGCCAGGGGATAGGACCGAAGTACGTTCAATCAAGGGCTGGGCCAAGGGCAATGGTGGTAGCGAGATTACATATACTAGAATTATTGAAACTAATAACTAAAAATACGCTTTATTTTATTGACTTTAACCATACAACACTATATAATATTAAATAATAATAACAAAAGGAAAAAATGAAAAACATATATAAAAGCATAGTTGTTTCTGTTGTATTTGGAAATATAATTTCGTTTTCGGCAGTGGCCTGGACTTTCCCATGGGATACCTATCTTATTGATCCAACACCATATTACATTGTTGAGTCTGGAGCACTTGGATTGCTTATTGCCAGCTGTATATTTATTTATGAATGGGTAAGATATGGCGAGAAGAAATGGCTTACCAAGATCACTGCTAGCGCAAAAATAAAGAAATAGCATTAAAACAAAAAGATACCCTCGGTTAATTCTGAGGGTATTTTTTTAATATTTGTAAAGATATACAAATATTATTTACCATTTCCCTAAAGGGCATGTAGCTTTCTCTAGTTTTGTTTTTAGATTCATAAAGCAGCCGCACTTCTTACACTGATTTGTCAAAGATATAAGTTCTGGACATAGTTTACAAATTTCTAACCTATACAAAGCCTTTTCGTCAGTAGACTTTTCGGATTTTGGATTTATAAGATCTAGAGGTGTGACTCTTGAAGCCCTATTATCTTTAGATGCACTAACTGCATCCAAGAAACTAGAAGACTTTTTAAGATCCTTGTATTTTTTCCAAGGACTTTTACTTTCTTCCATTTTACCTACTCTGTTCCGCTAAGCCTAATTGTTGGATTGCTCTGTAGTGCCGCAATTAATGCACTCATTGGGCCGCCGTCGTCTTGCCTAAGAATTAAATTTCCATAAACAGTTTCTCCAACCAAGTATACAAATCTAAATGTTCCATCTAGAGAGTCTGGAATTGTGATATTTTCTGAATTATCCAGATTAGTAAAAGTATTGGACTCTTCGCTATACACACTCATTTTTTGAGGCACGTAGTTTAAATCAGTAACTTCTACTACCCTGGCATTATTCTCAAATGCGTATATTTTATCTTCCATGTATGGATTTACTGCAGTACCATCTTGATTACAGTCATAGGCAAAAAATGGAAGAACGTCTTCTCCAACCACTAATTCAAATATTTTTTTCATAGTATATTATCTCATACTTTCTCTATTTTTAACATGGGCAACAGTATCCGCTGCCAGTTACAATACTTCTATTTTGGTATCCACAGTTAGTGCTTATTTCATAGTATCCAACTTCATAGTAAAGCGATCCGTTAATACATGTTTCACTGTCATAGTAGTTTCCAAAGCTCCACGTTGGCTCACATGCTGGCGGTGGCGGTGGTGGTGGCGTACAAGAGCAACAATACTGATATGGATAGGTTACTATATCTCTAGTTTCGTAGCCAGTTATGCTACAGTTTCTGAATTCATAGTATCCAGCCTCTGAGTAAAGACTTCCATTAATACATTCTTCACGATCCCAATAGTTTCCAAATGTCCAATCTGAACATTCATTTGTTGGAGGTGGTGGTGGAGGTGGTGGAGGTGGTGGTGCTGAATAAGAGTATAACACAATAGAAATTGATGTTTCATAATCGACTAGTGTCCCACTGGCTATTGAGCTACTTGAAACTGTTCCATTATTACCAGAGCTTGCTCCGCTAGATGTAGTGGTAGCTTGATCAAAAGTAAGACCAGCAGAAATAATGGCTGATTGTGCTGCTGATGAGCTTAGCCCAGAAAGATTTGGCACAGTAGTCATGCCCTTAGATGAAAAAAGTCCAGATGATAGCCCAAGCATTTATTAGGCCTTAAGGTCACCTATGATTAGCCACTCATTCGTGCCAATTTTAGTTAGGGTTGCGCCAGTATATTGTGAAGAAAGCTTTTTATTTGAGTTCTTGCTTCTAATTGTAACTCCCACGCCTTCTCTAAAGGCTACTTCCCCAGTGCCTAGCCTCATGACTTCTAGTCTTGTGCCTACTGACAGTGGAACAGATGAATTAGGTGGTATGTCCAAGAAAGTGTCTGAAGAAGAGCTAATATTTATAGTTTTACCAAAGTCTGAAGCAACTAGTACGTATGTGCCTGTTTTTGTTGCTATCTGAACGTCATTAGCCGAAACCCATGTAGATAGAGTAAGGGAATAGTAAAATATTTGATTAATTACGTTTCCAGAAGAGTCTTCTCTTATAAAACAAACTGCACCATTTTGTGGCGTTGGTATTGCCGCATCTCTAGCAGCTGGATTTTGAAAATTGTTAACTCCAGCTTTTGAATTTACGACATCTCTAAAAGATACTGAGGCAGAAAATGAATGATCTCCAGTCCAGTCGTAATCAGCTGATGTGCTGGCACTTCCTGATACTGGATACCAGGTATCTGTTGGTTCATCGTAAATATAAGCTAATTTACCGCTAGTGCTAACCGTTGCCATTATCTATAGCTCCAAACTTCATATGTTCCACCGTCAAAACTAGCTGTTGGGGTCAGCGATAGCTGTACTGAGGATATTTCATTAGTATTTTTGTAATAACCAAAATATTGACCAGCTTCAGTGCTAGCACTAGTAGATACTGGCTTTAGGGATGCAGCGGTATTTGCCAAATCAACTGATATAGTTATGTCTTGAGTGTCAGTATTTGAAAAAAGCGGAGAGTATAATGCTCCAGCAGATAGCAATCCACCAGTATTTACATAGTTTGGCCCTGCATCATTATTAAACTTAATTACTAGCCCAGATGTTGCTGAAGAGTTATTGTGACTCCAGTCTTTTAATACTATAAAAAATTTATCGGCATCTAGCCCTGTAACACTTATAGACAATCCAGAAAGCGATCCACTGGCTGACAACACCCAAGTAGCTTTTTCAACCAAAGGGGCAATAACTGATGTTGAATCTACCCAAATAAATCCGTCTTGTGGAGAAGATGGCTTAGTAGATCCGTAATCAGATCCAATACCTGTGGACTCTACTGCGTCAATTCTTGTATCTAATGCTTTTATGTGACCAACAACAGAGTTTGCCACAATTTGTGATTCTTGGCTAATTGGGGTGGCTGTTCCATAGTGATAAAGTTTTAGTGCAGCTTGAATATCTGCAGCATCCTCGTATCCTGGGATTTGCGTTTTATATATAGTGCCGATGTCTTCAGATGCCATTTTTTATCACCATTTTAAATTATACCACAGTAATGAATACGTGGACTATCTTTGTTCCAGATAAATTTGACCAAGAACTGCCAGAGTATTCCACTGCCTTTATTGTAATAGGCAATACCTGACTTCCATCAACTATTTGAATTGTTCCAATAGTTAGTGATGCTGAAACTGGGTTACTGTTAATAATATTTAACTGAATATTAAAGTTTGTTGCTGTAAGATTTTGTTTTTCTGTAATACTTGAAATTGGAATATTGATCTGTGTTTGACCACTAACAAAAGATTTGCTATAGTTCTGACTGTAAGTATTTGGTATTAGTTTAAATAGTGGAACCCAAGCATTCGCAGCACCAAGATTTTGATACTGATACATAAACAAATATTCTTCATCAGAGGTTAGTGTGTTTATGCAAAGATCAAATACTTCTGGAGTCTGCCCTAATACAGTTAACGGATCAGTTGGATCGCCAGCTGCAATAAAAATTTGACTGCCACGTTTACCAGTTGCACCAAGATCAACATTTACGTTAATAGAGGATGGTCCACCAAGAACTACCAAGTCATCGTTGGCTATTAAAACTTCTGGCATTAAACTGCTCCAGTGACATCTGCGGTAACAGAGATTGTCCCAGTAAGTAGTGTGTGTACGACTGAATCACTGCTTTTGGCAATTTGAACATCATAGAAATAAGTAACTCCTGGAGTTAGACTTCTACCTCTTGCTGGAAGAATAGTACAAGTTATTACTCCATTTGAAATTGAAGATGTGGCCTCATACTGAGTCGCACCAGTGCCTCTCTTAGTTGCAATAAAGAATTTGCTTGAGTATCCAGCTAGGCTGAATGCTGAGCCGTCTGATGCTTTTGGGGTAACGGTGAACTCAAAAGTATCACCGTGATAGTATGAAATATTATAGGTTCCTGGAAATGCCATAAGTTTATTATACACTAATTAACTGATATATATATTGATTTTATTTTCACTTCGGAATCAAGATCTGTCCTTATTTGTGGGACAATTCCTGCATTTTTATGTGCCTCTGAAAATATTGCCATGTTATGGGTTATTGACATTTCATAAGTATGCTGATATTTTAAATTTGCACAAAATGTTGTGACCGAATCATCTAATCCAAAAAATTGAGATCTCATCCATACTTCTGTATTTGAACTAAAAGTTGTAATCTCAATATCATAGGTTATCTGTACTTGAGCACCTACCTTTAGTCCTCTTGTATTTATTTTTCTGGTATCTTTAATGTAAAGACTTACTGAATCTTCTGGTAGAAAATCTTCGATAGATGCTTCTGAATCTACATAAAGATCAACCCAACCATCTACCCCCCTAGAAGCGCCTGCAGCGGTGGCTTTAGGCTTTTTATTTTTATAAAGTGCCCAGCCAACATTTTGATTATATTTTGGAAAATACGATTTACCATCTTTACCATCTTTTCCAGGAATCCCGCGCTCACCCCTAGGTCCAGTAATGCTTTCTCCAGGATCTCCATTTTTTCCAGGATCTCCCTTTGGTCCTATTGGACCTGGAGGGCCTTGAGGACCAGGAACAGCAAAAAATACTCCTTCTTGTGGTGTTTCGACGGATTGTTTTACTTTTGAGGCATACCCAGATGTGGGGAAATCGATGTTAGATGAAGTTGCCATACATCTATTATCTCAGACTATTCGGCAGCTATGTAAGTACCGCTAACATAAAAATAATTTGCTGTTGTTAGCGTTATCGGTGTATTGTGATCAAATGCTATATCTCTAGCACTTGAGCCTGGGTGCCATAAAGTCATTTGCACAGTTCCATCTTCTGCATCTGCTGATATTGCATGGTGATTTCCAGTTGATGTATCGTGGAACCCACCGTCTCTAAATATATAGTCTGAAATTGGAGCAAACGGCAAAGTTAGGGAGTACTGGCCAGTTCCAAAGTTTGTAACATTTGTTAAAGTAACTTTAATATTAAAGCTAACCAAGTCACCAATTCTAACATATGAGCCAACCGCTGGAGTGCCAGTATACGCTAGACCAGTTCCAGTCCAACTAGGGGTATAGGATGATGTGGTTGTTCCAATAGCATCTACGTAACCACGAGTAGCAATTCTTGTTTCTCCACCAACAGTTGGCGTACCAAGATAGGCATATGAACTTCCTGGGTAAAGAATAATATCATTATCTGCTTCAATAGTTAAATTAGATCCATCTGATGCAATTTTTTCAGTTTCATTATCACCAAAAACAATTCCTCCTTTAGATGAATCTTGATTTCCTTGGATAGAAATATGATTGGCCTCATTTACGTCACCAATCCAAGCATCGTCACCGATCTTAACATTTTGCCCATCGCCATTGTGAGTTACATAAAGTTTGTCATAGCTATTCCCTGCAATTGCACCAGTGTCTGTTAGATAAAGTCCGTATTCGTTTTCATCTGTAATGCCAGATGCAATAGCGTTGTAGGCAGTAGAGTTATACTCTAAGACCCAAATTTCTTTGTTTGGAGCAGTATTCTCTACGTTTGGTACTGGGACACCTAGTGTCAGAGTAAAACTTTCATCGGATCCGAAAGACTTAAATGTCCAGGATTGAGGAACACCTTTTGAGATAGCATAATTAATGTAAGCATCTACCTGTGGAGTTCTTGCAATTGCAATTGAATTACCATATGTAGCATGGCTAAAGTATCCATAGTCAACAGAATAGTCGCTTGCTTCTTGAAAAGCCTTTAATGGTAGATAAGCTGAAAGACCTGCAACTATAAGACCATTTGTGTATTCTGTCCAAGAATCGGTTCCTGGCGGATACCCTGGATTGCCTGGGTTGGTGGCTCTTATAAAAAGTTGTCCTGGATTTCCATATGGACTTCCAACTGGAATACTTACGATCGCACCAATTGGATAGCTTGCTCCGTTGTTATATTCACCTAAGTAATTAGGATATTGACCATCTGCACCATCGGCACCTGGGGCACCGTCAGCGCCATCTGCTCCGTCAGCACCTGCTGGCCCCTGTGGTCCTGGAGTTCCTTCTCCACTACCACCTATAGTAGTGAAACGTGCCATTAGCTGCCAGCCTCTAGGCTAGTCTTAAGAATAGCAACAGTCGAACCATTGGTTGCAGAAATTGCGTATAGTGGGCTTGGCCCAGAAAGCTCTACAGACCAGGCTGTCCCTGGTGCAAGGCGGAATCCAAAGCTTGAAGATGTTACGCCTTCTCCACCAAGATATACATATGCTGATTCGTGCAGATTCTGTACTGTAATGTCAGTTCCAGTGTGCAAACCATTTGGGGTAAGTCTGGTTGCTGTTGAGTTACTCAAAGTAACTATTGCATGTGTAGTTGCCATTATTTATTCACCTTATATATTTTAGACCCAATTTTAATAACTGGGGGTAGTGCTAAATTGTTTGTAGTAACCTTAATAACTGGCATTATAGACTTCCTCCAGTTACATCACCAATAACAGTAATTGTTCCTAATACTGGTGTCCAGACAGTATCATCAATGATAATTTCTAGGTCAAAGGCTAGCTCTGCAACTACAGATCCAGATCCAGTACCCCAATTTGCAGTAATGTCAGAGGATGCTACAATATCTACATATCCTACGCCCTCAATAACCTCTAGTTCGTCAAGTAGGTCTCCTCTGGTATCATATGCAGAAGATGCAAATTCCCAGTCAGATGTGTCAAAAAAAGTTACCTCATCGTTATCAAGAAACTGGACACGGAGTTTGGCGGTATCGCCTCGGACTATATTCCATTTAATAACAATAGGATTTGATCCAAAATATTCATCAGGGCAGCAGGTTGCAGAAGTAGTCATAGTAATATAATTATACATCAATATAAGAAAAAACTAGCACCCAAGGAGGTGGGTATGAGAGACATCCCTGGGCGCCAGTCTATATAGATTATATCACATTATCCACAGATTTTTTGTAGTTATTCACAGTTTTGTATTAGTTATCCACAGTTTTTTAATAGTTTTAAAAAATTTACACAATCGTAACAATTGATTTTATATATTTTGTTGCTTTTGGCTTTTTTATGTGTATAATATCTATATATATTAAATAATAAAAGATATGTTAACTAGCTTTATAGCTTTATATATTATATATAATAATCGGTTTTAAGTTTTCGCAGTTTTACTTCTGACGAGATACGTAGTTGATAAACATTTCTGTTAGATGATCTAGTTTAGAATCTAGCTTTTCGTGATATTCTTCACCTTTTATATTTTGATTCTTTAGACTAACTATATCTCGTTCTAGCCTATTAACCTGATCTTTCATTGATGATCCACCGTTAGGCTTTAGCTCTTGAAGCACGTCTTTTAGATAGTGGCGTATCGCCCACCTGACAGAAACACCGATGATTGTTAAAATTGATAGGGTTGTAAGGGTTAGGCCTAGCCAGTCTTGAATTGTCATGATAATACAATTATAAGTGATTTTTTTTATATATAGAATATAAAGTTCGCGGCTATAAGTTCAAAATTAAAAACGAAAAATTCGGCGGAATAAGAGATACTACACACATATCTACAAGTAATGAATGCAAGCATTCTCTATGTAGACAAGGTGAGAATTTTATGGTATTATTGCTGTATGGCTTCTGGAGACGATAAGAAAAAAGATGTGGTGTTCTTTGACTTATTTGATCCGAGGCAGCCTAGAAGCGACAGAGAGCTAATAGAGGCACGTTTAGCAATTTGCAATGAATGTCCCTGGCTAGATAAAAGATTAACAAAATGTCGACAGTGTGGCTGCTTTATGAAACTAAAGTCTACATTAAAACAGGCCTCGTGCCCTTTAGAGAAATGGTGAGTATGGAAAAAGAAAAAGTAGTCGAAATGATGACTAATTTTGTAATTAATCTAAATAGAGAAGAAATGGCTAAAACTGGTCAACTAAATCAAACCCAGATAGATCAAATGATTCAGCAAGTAACAGAGTCAATCTATATGATTAACTCAAAAATATATGATCTGCTAGATGATAATGGAATTATTTCATAATGGTAGATAAGGTCCCATATGTAAAAGATTATCAGAATAAAGCAGTTCTGGAATCATATCTAGTAAAAGGTTATGGATCAAGAGAGATTGCTAAAGACTATCATGTATCATATAAGCTTGTTAATTTATGGTTGTTACAACATGGACTCATCAGACCAACGTCAGAGCTGGCTCTTCCGTAATACCGTTGAAAATTAAAAACTATGTTTAATAAGATATTATATATTGCAGGAGCTGTTATTGTTCTATACCTATGGATAGGCACATTCCATAGTTTTGTTAACTATTTAGCATTTTAGTTGTTTTTGCATTTGCAATTATCGCATTTGCATTCAGACTTAATTTCATTAGCAACATCTGGTATAGACATTATTTGCTTCCAGGGTTATTCTTGCCACAAGTGCAGTTACCATCACACATAATAGATCCTTTCGTTAGTTCTATTATACATCAGAGCTGATTCGTATACCGCCAAAATCTGAAAAATTTTAAATTTACCAAAATCTGAATATTTTGTAGTTATGTATGATACATGATCGGTATAAGAAACACAAACTTTTTTAGTGCGCACACATTTACGGGCTTGTTTTTATTTTATCCTTGCGCTACCCGTACGACCCTTTTGTTTAGCAGTAGTGCCACCCTTTTCTATGCGACTACCGCCAGCCCTAACTTTTTTGCTTACGCAATTCACCACACTTGACTAGGTCGTGTCCCTTGTTCCATTGCTTACGGTCAAGGTAATAACTCAGAACAGTAGTCTGTTCGTATTCGCAATTTGAACACTTAGTTTTTCTCCACATTGTTGTTGTTGTCATTAGTTATTTTCCTTTTCTGTTAGTGCGATTGTTAGTGAGGTGATACCGCTAATGGCTTGGTCAAATTCTTCCCAAGTGTCGAATGTTAGGACTACCATTTTCTAATTGACCCCTTTGCTTTTGCTAATGATGTGAGCATTGACAATTCACGCTCAAACTCTGATGTGATGTTCCAATCACTATCTTCTGCTATCTTGAGATAAGCCTCTAGAGTTTTCTCTAGTTGGGCTAATGACATCTTCATAAAATCTGATGAAGTAGCGTATCTGTTCATACTAATTACACTCTCCATAAGCCTCGAAGCAGTATTCGCAACATTCCTGCTGGAATTCTTCTACATACACTCTTGGAGTGTAGTTGTCGCAGATTTCACACATTGCTACATCTGCTACATTTATCTTTAGTAAGTTCATCATTCTGAACTCCTTTCTTTCTAACTACTTATACACTATCACCACCTACCGACATTTATGCTCATTTTACTAAACATTTTTATACAAACTTTTGCCCTCTTTTTTGTAGGGTATCTACAAGAACGACACGCCCGAGTGAGCGCGGGCCTGTGGATAACTATGTGTATAACTCTTTATAAGAACGTTATAAAAAACCCCCTAATTCCTGGCGTGTCGCTTGACAAATGTCGTAGGCCTATGATAGATTTTTACTAACAACAAAAGAAAAGGATAATCAAATGACAGTAGAAGTAATGTTTCACGATGGTTCAGCAATCTACCCTAGCTATGACCCAGAACACCGCAAAACTATTTTAGAATTCTACGCTAACCTTTTTGATAAGGGTGAAATTATGTCTTGGAAGGTAATCTAATGATGAGTCGCAAAGACTATGAGGCAATTGCCGAAATAATCAAAACATACAATCTACAACTTCCAGAAATTACTTTGGAAAGTATTGTGAATGACTTTTGTGAAATGCTAACAGAAGATAACCCACGGTTTGACGCTAACCGTTTTCGTGTTGCTGCTATGGAGGTAAACTAATGATGTTTTACAACGGATTCAATCTAATGATTGACCTAATACTAATTGCTGTTGTGTATGTAATTGCTCACGGCATTGGATACCGCAAAAATAAAACACCATTCTAACGGCGTGTTGATTTGACAGATCCCTCGAAAGAGGGCGCGGGCCTGTGGATAACCCTGTGAACAACTCCGTTATGAACTTGTTATGAAACACCCCAAAAGTATGCCAGAAATGTCAGTGGTTTGTGATAGGGTTTTTAGTAAGCCAAAAGAAAGGAATACCAAATGGATAAGATGTGTGTTTACTGCGAGAGTGTTTTCACTAACGATACTATTGTTTGCCACAACTGTAATGAGTATGACGGAATGATGCCGTTGGAAAAAGCGGTTGACTATCTCAACCTTGACCCTAATGACTTTTACTAAAATGTCAGACCCCTATACTAAGTTTATAGTAATCAGAAAGGATAACAGATGAAGCAATCAGTAATCACAGACACCACCATAAGCACTATTGTTGCTAAGGCAGAAGATGTCATTGACAGACCTCTAACCTACATGGAGAACGCACTTATAGAGTATGTAGTTGACCAGATTCGTTTAGGGTTGGTAGAGAAATGACAATCGAAGAACTAGAAACTTTGATTTACCAAATTGACCTAATGCTAACTGAAAGTGTTAGCCAACTATTCACAACACCAGAGGAGAAATAAATGGAACTAGGTTTGATTCTTATTTTTATTGCTGTTGGCGTTTCAATTTTTGTTGGAACTTCGGTTGCCACAATTTTATTTTTGCTACAAGAAAATAACAGACTTGGCGAAGAGCTAGAAAAAAACGAAACCCCATTCTAAACGACACGCCCGAGAGGGCGCGGCCCATCGCAGGATAATAAATAACCTTAAGAATATTTTAAGATCTCCCCCAAAATGTCCTAGGTTAGTGATAAGATAATCTTATTAACGAAAGGAAACCCCAATGACTAACCATGTAGAGATTTATTCAGAGATTGCAAGTCGTGCAACATTCGGCCAGGTAGAGCAGGCAACTAAGTGGTACCTTGACGCAGAGACAGTAGCACGTGAAGTTGCAGCCAACCTAGGCGTGACACTTGAAGTAGGTGCAACTATTGTTTCAGCATTCAGCCCTCGTGAGCGCTGGGCACGTAATGTTTCTAATGCTATCAAGTTTTCACTAGGCGAACATGTTACCGCTCTAGGCAATAACATTCGCATGGCTAACGCTGCATTTGACTTAGGCTTCAAGGCTTTGAATGGTCAGAAGACTAATGCATTTGCTAAGGCTATTGCAGGCAATGAAGAATCAGTTGTGATTGACGTATGGATGTTGCGAGCAGTTGGTATTGAGAAGAAGACACCTAACCAGTCTGGCTATAACGAACTTGCTAAAGCAGTGACTACTGTTGCAGTTAAGCATGGCATGACACCACGTGCAATGCAAGCCCTAATCTGGATTGTTGTTAGAGGAAGTGGAGAGTGATTGACAACAAAACCCTAGTATGGGATAATGGTAAGTAGTGGAGTATTATATTTGGTTGCCAGTATTTGTTTTGTTGTTTTTACTTTTGCTTTTTGCCCTGCTTCCAATTTTTGTTGGCATAATTTTCTTTCTAGAATATTTGGCAGAAATATTTAGCAAAATAAAAAGCTGACAGACACTCACCGATCTGGAGGGCGCGGCACTTTTTCTATCAGAAGTCAATTACGTTATGCATTAAAAATCTCCTAGAATATCCCCCAAAATGTCTGATGGTCATGCTAAGATAAATCTATGAAGCTAGGAAAAGGTAATGAGGCAAGACGTAAGGCAGAAAGCCAAGCGCTATTCTTTACTATGCTCAAAGCCCCTCACCTAGTAGCAACCCCCAAGAAATACAAAGGAAGCCGTCAGTCTAACAAGGCTAAGGCAATAAAGGAAAGTGAATAATGTACAGTTATATCTGTCAGGATTGTAATCGCTTTATCAACGGAGTTGAGACAATTTACTCCTATGCCCTCAAAAATGTCTGTGGCAGATGTTATGCTATTCAGGCAGGACACCCCTCAACAAGAAAGCTGGTAAAGTAATGCCAAAGTATAATGTAGCAGTTCAGTTATCAGGTAATGATGGAAACGCATTCTCAGTAATGGGAGCCGTAAAGTCTGCCCTCAAAAAAGCTGGAGCAAGTAGAGAAGAACTTGACGAATACGTATCAGACTCAATGTCTGGCGACTATGACAACTTATTGCGTGTAGCAATGGAATGGGTAAAGGTAAAGTAATGGGAATGATGACAGCAATGGACTTGGCAGGTAGCGAAGTCTCATTAGAGCAACAACTATCAATTCACTTTAGTAGCAACTGTTATCCACCAATTCCACAACAGATGATTCCAACAGCTATTGCAGCGATTGACGCTTGTTGGGAAGAAGACTATGACTTGATGATACCGTTGCCAGATGGAGTATCTTTCAGAGGACAGACTGAAGTGTCTGCTAGAAATGTTGTTGAGTCTTACAGGCTTGACGCCTGGTTGGTTGATTACTACGAAGATGAAGAGTAGCTAACGCTGCCCCAGAAATGGGGCGCGGCCCAGGATCAGTCAAAAGTCAAACCGACACGCCCTTAAGAAGATAACAATTTATTCCCCAAATCGTTATAATTATTTTGCCTTTGGGGGTAGATAAATGTCGGTGGTTAGTGGTAAAATAAACCTATCAACAAAAGTTGGTAATAAAAACAAAACAGTCCCTCTGGGGCGGAACGGAAGCAAATGTCAAACGCAACTCTAACTGTTGGCTCACAGTTCACCACTCTAAAGTCTGGAGTATCAGGCACAATTCAGGAAATCGTAAACAACAAGAACGGCACTCAGCGTGTTCGCCTTGATGTAAACGGACAGCCACGCTGGACTACTGTAAAGTAATAAACTAATTATTGTTGTGGCGTTAGACTACATAAAAGGGTGAATCAGAGTCTAGTTGAGAACCCCTGCCACTAACAATAAATGTCAGACCCTAATGATAAAATAATGAAGTAAACAAAACCCCACAAGTAAAGGAAGCAATAAAATTATGGCTAGAACTATGTCAGTAAAAATCCCTGTATCCGCACTAATCTCAGACATTGAGAAGTCTATTGCCAAGATTGACGAAGCAATTACAAACTACGCATCAGACCGAAAGAAGTATGAGGTAGATGTTGCCGCATACAAAGAAAGTGTTGCTGAGTTTGTTTCTAATTTCATTAGCAAGAACGCATCAAGCATTGGCTATGACTACGAAAGTCTAATCCGTATCAACCACGCTTACAATGGCAAGGTAGAGTTGATACTTGACAAGGACTCCATTGAGGGTTTCCCTGAGAAGCCAGAAGAGCCAAGCAAGCCAAATGAGAAAGAGTGGTTTGGTCGTGAACACCAGACACGCAAACAAATCCTAGAGCGTAATCTCAAGGTGCTGCGTATGACTACACAGGAAGAAGTTTCTGCTAGTTCATACTCCTCAGTAATGGAACTAATCTAAATAATCAAACAACCTGAGCAAGTTGTAAAACTGCTTCCCGAATTGGGGTAGCGACTAGACGGGTAAAATAATTTCGCTCCACATCCCCCTCACAAAAGCTGAAGATCGCAAGATCACAAATACTGAGAGGGGGAAAAGGTGGGCGCGGCCCCCATAACGAATTGGTAACAAGTTTAAGAAACACTATTAAGAGCCCTTGTAAATGTCAGTGGTTGGCTGTAAAATATAGCTATAACGAAAGGAACCCCATGGACGAGCAAGCAGAAGAAATCAAACAGGACCTAGCCGACTACTATGCTAACCCACAAGAATACACACTCTTTGACTTTGAGGAAATCTTTCAGGACAGGGACCCATTTGAATTCCTATAATGTCGTAGGGTCCTGGTAGAATTCAAACAAATAACGAAAGGAAAATAATGAGCTTACTAAATAACATTGGATACGTTTCCTATGACGGAAACTATGGAGCTGAAGCGGACCTACTAGTTTTCGACAGCAATGACCTCACTCTACAACAGTGGGAAACCCTAGGTGAGATAAACGACAACTCTAGGTATGAGTATGTTGAAGCTATTTTTGCAGGTAAAGACCTATCTGAGTGGGAGGGCTAATGCTACGTACAGATGAGACTTACTGGAAAATCAAAGAGTACACAGATGAGGCCAAGGGTATAGCTTGGGACACATGTCACAAAATTTATATTCTTATGGATGACAATCAGGTAGCGCTAATGCGTGAGTATGAATATGACCCAATCATCACGTCAGAACAAATAAACCCAGCCGAAATGGCAACGGTTGCAGCTGTTTGGTTTGAAAAGTCTTGTGCACTAAGATTTGTAAATGCAGTCTACAGTGATACTTCAATTGGACACGAGGGTTTTGTCAACGTCATTGCGCAGTTTGAAGGCGATGAAGAAGAAGACGATGAATATGATGAGGATGAAGATGAGTAATATTTGGGAGCCAGCTCCAGGTGGAGTCTGGGATAGCTTCTTCCGTGAAGCAGGCTTTGACAATGGAGATAGCGAAGACGACGAAGACCTGTAGTGCATTCCCTTACTTCCTTTCTGGAATGTACTACCGTCCTGGCCATGACGTAAATCTGGCCACCTTTTGTGCGCGGCCCACTTAACAGATCCATAACAACTTTAAGAAGAATTAAGATGTTTCCCTAAAACCCCTTGTAAATGTCGGTGGGTAGCTGTAAAATGATACTACCCGAAAAGAAAGGAACCCCCAATGGGAACCAGAAACCTAACAGTAGTAAAGAATAAAGCAGGGAAAAACAAGATTGCTCAATACGGACAATGGGACGGCTACCCAAGTTATTCAGGTGTTCAAGCCCTAGCATTTCTAAGAGACGAAGGCAACCAAGCCCTGCTACAAGCAAAGCTAGACCTTGTCCAGTTTGTTGGTGATGAGGAAGTAGATACCCTGTATAAGCAGTATGAAACTACCGATTGGGAGAATAAAGATTTCCTAAACGCATACCCTGGACTTCACAGAGATACTGGTGTTGGTATCCTATCAGTAGTTGCTAACGCTGTTGCTCCTGTCAAGACTGTTGATAACACAGAGTTTGCTAAAGATGAATTGTTTTGTGAAGGTATCTTTGAGGTAGACTTCAAGACTAACAAGTTTATTACTGTCTATGCTGACAAGAAGGTTGAGTTTGACCTTGCCACTCTACCAACAGATGAAGAATACCTAGCCCAGTGGGAAGTGCAGCAAGTTGCTTCATAATCTAGATACCAAATACCTAACAGGGGACATCGCAAAGGATGTTCAGTTTATAAAAGATAACCTTAGTATTGATGACGAAGAGTTCTTTAGAAGGGCTATGGCTAACATAATGTCTGAGGGTAATGCTAGAATTGACTTACTTACTGGAGAGGAACTAAACAAACTATGAAGAAAACTTGGCAAGTAGAGTATAGTGCTACCTATTGGGTAGAAGCAGAAACAGAAGATGAAGCAATTGAATTGGCTATTGAATCACACGCTGACCTACCAGACGGTAGTTGGGAAGCAATGATTGACCCCTATGATAGCAACAACTTCAATACGCTAGGAGAAAAGTGATTATCGAATGCCCCAACCATGAGGGCAACTTTGACTGTACACCATTTTGCAATTTGTGTGAAGGAGAACAAGAGTATGTCAGTGAGTGAACTAGAACAAATCGGGTATGAAGAAGGAATGAAGGATACCTATGCTTACATTATCAATACTATACGTAAGGCAATAGAGAATCCTTCACTTGATGTCATACCGTCAAAAATGGCACTACAAGTCCTGTTGGCAAGTTTAGAAGCTGACAGGGAAGAGAGCACGGTCTAAGCTCCCCGAAAGGGGCGCGGCCCCAATATAACAGATCTATAACAACTTTAAGAACCTTAAGAATGTTTCCCCAGATGGCTTGACATTGTCGGTGGGTCATGGGATAATAGTCTTACTAAACATTCACCCCTAAAAGAAAGTTGAACACAAATGGCTCATGACCTAGAATCCGCAAACGGCCAGACTGCTTTTGCTTCATTGCGACAGCCAGCTTGGCATGGTCTTGGAACTGTTTTCCAAGACGAGGTAGACACATCAGAAATGTTGTCTCTGGCTCACCTAAACGATTGGAACGTCCGTCTTGAAGATGTAGAGACTCCAGAGGGTTTCAACAGCGACAAGTCTTATTCATTCGTGACAAGAACTAACCCATTCGACAGAAACACTAACGACATTCTTGGTGTTGTTGGTGAACGCTATGTCCCTCTTCAGAATGAGGACTTATTTTCATTCGGAGACAACCTGCTAGACGGCGGAGGTCGTTGGGAAACTGCTGGCTCTATCAAGGGTGGGCGTGTTGTCTTTGGCTCTATCGCATTGGATAACTCAATTACCCTAGACCCAAATGGCATTGCTGATAAGATTGATAACTATCTTCTAATCAACACTAGCCACGACGGCTCTATTGCGATTCAGGCTTCTATCACACCTGTTCGTGTTGTTTGTGCCAACACTCTAAACCTTGCTCTATCTTCATTCAAGGGCAAGAAAGATGTCAAGCAAACTTTCAAGATTCGCCACACACAGACTGCCGAAGGTAAAATTGCGGTTGCTCGTGAGGCTCTTGGACTTGCTCACAAATACATTGACGAGTTCTCAACTATGGCTAACGAAATGATTCAGACTGAAATTACTAAGGCTCAGTTTGATAAGATTGTTGAACTTGCCTACCCTGCCCCTGCTAAGGACGCCAAGGGTTCACAGAAAAAGTATGACAGCAAAATTGATTTGCTTCAGTCTATTTATGTTGGCGATTTCAATAACACCATTAGCGGAACTGCTTGGGGTGCTTTCAATGCTCTAACCGAAAGACTAGACTGGTATCGCAATTCCCGAGGCGGAAAGAACGAAAGCATTCTTGCTTCTGCTTCTGGCTTTGACCCAATGATAAACGCTGAGAAGAATCGTTTGATGAAAGTTGTTCGCCAAGCCGTAATGGCATAAGCGACACGCAGACCTCCTGGCTTGACAGCTGGGAGGATCTGTGGCGCGGCCCCCTTATCACTAATAAGATATTAACTTATAAAAAACCTATTAAGAAGTCCTTGACTTTTTCCCCAAAACGTGAGAGAATATATTTATCAAACCATTCAACCCTAGGAGATAAATGCCTTATTTCAAAGTACAAAGAGAATATACTAACTGGGAACAGATTACAGTTGAAGCTGATTCAAAAGAGCATGCAGAAGAGCTTGCAGAAGATGATGAGATATGGGATAATGCCTATGATGTAAACTCATATAACTACACTGGAGATACATGGGTAGGAGAAGCAGATGAGTAAAAAGCACACGCATTACTATACTTATGGAGCCTGCACATGGTGCGGTAAGAAAATAAATAAAGGATTGGGCGTAGACCTATACAAGGGAAAGAGAGTCTAATGCAGATTTATGCTGACAAGAAGCCTAGCGTAAAAGATACTACTTGGACCAGGATCTATCACTACAACACCGTCCAGGTTATGGAGTCCGATCGCTACTACGACTTTTATAAGTTAGTTATTGATGGCCAGAGACCTAAGTATTTCTTTGGTGAGGCAGCGTGGATGGATTGCCAGAGAGCAGCTGTTGACAAAGTAGGCCTTTCAGGCTATAATATATTTAGAAGATAACCCTAAAAGAAAGAACCCCAAATGCACGTATTACAATACATAGCAGTACAATCAGATGACCAAGACATGGCCTTTCGTACAGTCAAAGACACATTAGAATCAGAGCTGGGTGGTATTGAATCTACGACTAACTCTTGGTTTGATTGGTTTGTAGCAGGTGGTGGTAGATTTGTAGAGGGCGACCCATATAAAGAATCTACTAATAATATAATCTCATATGATGAAGACCCTAAGACGTTTCTCAAACAGGTTGAGGTTTCTATTGAATCTCGTATGGATGAGTTCAGGGCCTATCGCAAACAGTTTGAGGAAAAGAATGTTGACCTCAATGATAAGTTAGATAACTATAAAGGTATCATGAACTATGATTTTGAGCTGTACCCTTTGAAAAAGATGATTGATATGATTCAGGGTACATGGGATTTCAATTCCTACTTCTATGACATGCACCACGCCAGTACTAACCCTGAACACATGTATAAGTCTATTGACACAGGCAACAAGAACTGGTATGCTGTACCTGTAGACTTTCACTTCTAAGGAGACCAAATGACTAACTATGTATCACTAACTTGGAAAGAATGGCAAGAGCGCTTCAAGCCTATCAAGAATCATTTTGCTAAGAACGACCCAGACCTAGAGATGTTTGAGACTTATGGCGAAGAGGTAGATTTTGTTATCTCTAAAGCCGAGGAAAATAAAGTTTGGACTTGGGGAGATGGAGACTTTGCTAGCTACATTAGCAATGGCTATCACTATGTAAATAGGATTGGCTATTATGTTTGTGAGGTTCCTTATGACGAGGATACCGAATACGAAATAATCATAAGTACCGAAGAAGAGTGTAAGTGCTATCTTGAAGACGGCTATGACGACGGAGAGTATGGACGCTCAGACTGTGAAGAATGTGAGGGTAGTGGGTATGTCACAAGATACAATGATTAGAAACAAGAACAAGGATAAGACTGAGATTATCTATGACCTGAACATCTATCAGCTGGAGGACCTAGACGCCGATGGTGAGTATCGACACATGGGGCCATGGTACATTCATGTCTACGAATACGACGGTAGAACAACTGAGGAAGTTACAGCTCCTATAGAATTAACTGAAGATGAGTATAACAGTCTTATTAGGGATGATTCATACTATGATGAGCTAGACGTCTGGTATGGCCTGCAAGGGTTTATCTTTGAAAAGTGGGATGTGCTCAGCGATCGTCTTAAGTATGCATTCGAATGCCTGCCCAAGTACAAGGAAGATGTTTTGTTCTAACCCTTGTGTTATCCCCCCATTTTTGATACAATAGAAGATTGTAAGTGAGTAGGAGTTATGCCTAGAAAAGAATCAGTAGAGCAGAAAATAGTAGCAAAAGTGTCCAACCTGATAAATGATTTGACCGTGGACTTAGAGCAGACAGGTATTTACTTTGGAAGAACAAATGGAACGACCTATCGTAGACTAATGACTATTGCCGAATCAGCAAAGTATGAGAGAGAAGAAGAAAAAGATGACTACACCTATTGAGAATAAAACAGCAATCCTTGCGGACTTGTTTCTGAACTATCGAGATGACGAGGAGTTCACAGATTTTATTTCTTATAATGACATTGGACTTCCAGTAGCCTATGCGATTGATAATCAGATAGTAAAGGGAACTGAGATGTCTGACCAGTTTATCAATGAAACCTTTGAGTTGCTAATTGGGGCTTTGGGGATTGAGGACATTGGGTTTGAAACTTTAGATGAAATGTTTACCGAAGCACAATAACTAGATAATTTAAATAGGAGACAGCGTGGGTAGTTATAAAGGATACATCACTTATAGATATCAGATCGAGGCAGACAGTCTTGAAGAGGCCTATGAAAAGATGTACACTGGTCAAGGCGAAGAGGTTGACTATGCCTCTGACGTACAAGAAGACGACGAGTAAATAATTAATAATTCCTAGTCCAGCGAAAGCTGGGCGCGGCCATCTATTTATCCTATTAGTCATAGCAATTTACGAAAAGACATTAAGAACCCTAAAAAAAATTTCCCAGAAACTTGACAATAAGGTTCATATGAGCTACAATTATATTACAAAATTAAAAAAGGTTTGGCAGGTTGAGTTTTGCTCCCTGTCATATAGTGATAGCACAACGGTCTAAGGGGTTGGACTGGCTATCACGAATAGGGGGAAGTTAGTATTTTTATAGATATTGGCTTCCCCCTTATTATTTAATATAATGTTGAAATCTATTTATCAATACTATTACGATAGAATATATATTTTCCAAATCGAGGTATAATATATATATGAGCCCACGTAACTTTGATAAAATAAGTAAGACACCTTTACCTCAAGAAACATTAGATCAGCTAAAGCCAGGTATGAACCTATGGTATGCCTTTACTACTATTACTGGTATAGATAAGATCTTCTCATATACCCCAGATGAAATCAATACTAATCCTGTTAAGGATTCGCAAAGCGGTACAGATCAATCTGATATTAATTATTACTTTTAATCCCTAGTATATATAACACCCCTAGTAGAAATACATAGGGGTTTTTAGCTATCTGAAATATGTGGATAAAACATATATGTTTCAATAAAAAAGATATGTGTTTATTTAAATAACATTACGATATGGCCATATTTTTCCCAGAAAGTTATACAAAAAATACTTGACATTTGGCCCTATGTGTGCTAGGAGATATTCTGCTATTGGATATATGGACAGAAGATTATGCGGAAAAACCATTACGTTTACGAAGATTATGCGTTCCATTATCCATAGTTTATTTCCTATTATATCTCTACAACATATCCCTATATAATCAGTAAGATCTTTTAGCTAGATATCATCCATAAACATCATCTATAAAGCCCTGTGGGGCTTGTAGAAAGGTTTAAAAGCTGGGGGTATACATATTATCGGTAAGGGCTTATATGTCGGATATGGGGATATCCAGCAAGCACTTTATCCTATTTCTTGAGTGTTATTAATGAGCCTAGGAGGGTTATTACTATCATCCAAACCATCACGTTATCTAACATAGGGTATTCTTTATACTAGGGATTGTGAGGACATCTCTTGATACCCCGAAATTTTTGCTAGAAGGATTGCTTCTTGCTCTTTGAGCTTATACTCAACAAAGTCATTTACTGCTAGCTGATCTTCTTTAGTGTGTGATGAGTCTAGCACTAGGCTATTGTGTTCAAATTTAATCATGTGTATAGTATAGAGCATTACGAAGCTCTTGTCAATACCCGCTTAAAGTTATATCTGCTAATTCCAGTGACCTGGATGTCTAAGTCCAGCTTCTCTGTGAATTCTATTGTGCATCTCTTTAAGCTTACTAGGACCTAGCTCAATGGCTATAGTGTTGGCAAACATAGTTTTACATTCAGGACAATATAGATATTCTCTATGTTCTGAGTCATACCTAACTTCAAATTCATCTTTGAAATGATCTGTCATATGTACATTATACTAGATATTATTGTAGGTTTCAAGCCCCTATTTTATCTTTTATGTATGATAGAATAATCTCATGAAAGAAATTATTCACTTTACTATCTCTGGCTCTACTGTTTGTGAACAGATGCAGCCAACCATAGATAAGCTACTATCTAACTGTCCAGATATTCATTACACCAAAATCAATGTTGACGAGGATCCTAAGATGCACAGCTTTTACTCTGCTAAATACAACCTATCCCAATACCCTTCTTTTTTAGGTTTGGTAGATGGTAAGGTACAAGATGGACATATCGGATTTGCCCCTTTGCTTGTTTTAGAAGCTCTAGTTAATTAACCCATAGTGCTACGTTAGTAGCCTGGAGTGGGTTTAGTATCTCTTATTTACCGCCGAACTTTTACGCCCGAATTTTATATTTTTTATCTTGTTCGATTACAGTTTCCGCCCACCCCATCAATAGGCCCAAGGCAATGATCCCTGCAAATACAGCAAGGATGGCTAAAAAGAATGGGATAGTCGTTATGATGAACCAACCAAGTGCAGCCAAGATTCCAATTCCCATTCCAATTATAGACACAACGCCCATCCAATAAATTATCTTAGCTGTCATTAGTTTCATTACTTTATCTCCCTAGGGTAATCAGCCATCCAGTAAAAGATAGCATCTATTTGTGTTGTTGTATTAGATAGTAGATCTACTATGTGTCCACCGTCTGCCCCGAAATCTTTTGTAAGGGTCTTGCGTAGGTGGTCAGTTAGATACTCTAAGTAATCGTCAATATCAAATTGTGTTTTCATTCTTTCCCCAATCTGTTTGTAGCCATGCTCTCTCGTGGACATAGTATAGAATAAAGTTAATTATGTTAGATACTATAGTTAGTGATAGTGCAAATGACCAACTGCTTGTCATAGCATAACCAATTAGAAGAGTGCTAATAATAGCTATTGCTCTCCAGGTTAATGATTTGGCAAGTGATCGTCTTTTACTTATCAAACTAAAGCCTTTTGTTTATTGCAATGATGATTGCAGCAATAATGATACCTGCAAGATAGGCCCAACCACTGCCAAACACTTCTCTCAGCGGATCCATTAAGACATCTCCTTTTCATCGGATTTCCAGTGTAGGTACGATTTAATATATACCGCAGCATATGCAACAGCAGAAACAATAAACCCGTACTGCTCTGTTATTAGTGCATAGGCAATCCAGATAGTCTCATTAAACAGCAAGACAAGCCATCCCCAGATAGTCTTCTTCCCTACAAAGTATATTCCAGACACACCAATGGCGGCAAGTATCCATGACCAGTATTCCACATCTACTCCTTATGCCATATTTCTAGACCCATATATAGGTTTAGTATCTTAAGGGTAATTGATCTATCATACAAGCTAATAGTTGCTGAAATACCCCAATCATCTGCCCTGCCTACATAAAAGCAAACAACGTTAAATAGCACAAGGCTTCCCGATAGTCCCCAAGGACTCTTTTCAATCTTAATCCATTTAGCCATTTGTCCACTCCTCAATATAGCTTTCAATTAGATTTGCAAACTCCTGACAGTTGTCAGCCTTACCACAATGCCTTAAGTCATCCACACGATCTTTGATGTTTTTGTTAATGCGTTCACGCTCATCCAAAGTTCCAGCCTGGTATCCAAGATTAAAGTCTGCCATGTCGTCGTGCTTTAAAAAATGTGTTTTAGCCATTATGCCATTTCCATCTCATCGAAGTCTTCTTTACGTGCAACGTAAGTAGTCTTAAAATCTAGTGATCTGCCCCAGACTATAATCTCTGGCACTAGAGGATGCATAAAATACCCCTGGCCCTCAAGCTCTTTAATTATCTTATTGTTGTTCTCTATTAGGAACAAAGGCTCAAGGCTGTCCCACTCCATCTCGTATTCAACGTTGCCAGTACACACTAAGGTGGTAGGTTTATTACTGATTAATAGCTTCATAAATAAAGTATATAGCCCAAAGAGGTATTTGTCAATAGGTTAGCGGTATTTTGCTATTGCAATCTCAAAAAGATTATTAAGGCTACTAATGTCTGAATCATAGTCCTTAAGGCTATTCTTAACATTTTCATAGAGTGGGTCTAGATCTCTGGGGGTATGGCCCGTCTTAGCAAAGTCATCCGCACCTTTGTAGTATGGAGAGATTATGCTCCTAGTATGCTTCAGGATGTCTTCATTAGAATTATAAACCCTGGGTGGTAGACCATATCTAGATGCTAGTCTATCTAATACTTCATTTACATTTTCAACAGCATCCTGGAATGGTATCACAAACACGTTGTTGTTTTCTATAACTGCCGTAATAGATTGTCTGTATGCACGTATACTATTTTCTATATCTTTAAAGTGAGATAAATTTTCTTTAGCATTGGCAAATACCGTCCAGGAAACTATGGCATCCTCTGGCTTTCTTACCATTGAGACAATTGGAGTATCTTTTCCTGCATTCTCAATGTCCATTGGATCATGACTATGACTTTTGATAATCATGTCTGGCCATGACAACCTTAAAGCAATATGCATAAAGGTGTTGCCAGAGCGTGGAAAGCTCTCCAGAATAAGGTCTGGAGCTTTGTCCAAGCCATCTACTGGTCCAAGGCCACCAGCTACTGGCCCAAGGCCTTGCAATATTTTTTTAAATCCAGGGGGCCGCTCGGCACTTAAGTTACTATTTTCTGATGGTGAAGAGTTTATCATTAAACATTTTGCCTTACGGCTGCAATTCCCTCAGACAATTCATACATAGGTGTGCACCTATCATGTTCGCATTTACCGTCCGCATTAAAGTCCTCACAAATTTGTGCAGACAAAAGTTTTACTACAATTTTAAGTGCATCTTTAAATCCATTATTATATTGATCTTTTCCAATATTTTCAAAATCTGACAACTTCATGTTTGCTAAATTATTAAGATTCACTATTGCCCCTTTTGCTAGTCACAGAATATGTTTCGTGACATCCGTAGCAGTAGTGAGTAGGAAGATTATTTAAAAATGGGCGGCCTGCGATAGCAATATCTTCGTTTCTAGCCATATTAATTAATTTAGACGATGGCTTACCATAGATTATGTTAACTAGCTCGTAGTTACAGTTTGAACAATTATTCATAATAATAGTATATCAAACAATGCCTCAAAAATATAGCAAAATGGCCAATATTTCAAATATGATATACTTATTTTATAAAATAGAAAGAAAAGTTGTGCAAATAAATTTAGTTACGTACCCAAGATCTGGCTCTAGATTTTTAAGAGATTTAATCAATCAATCTGCAAACCCAAACGATTTGAGATTAGAGTTTAATCATACACCAGGATACTATGACCCAGAACATTTAACCGTATCGGTGGTTAGAAACCCATTTGATGCAATTCTTTCTTTGGTAAGCATGGATATTCATCATTTTCCAGATAATGACATAGAAGATTTGATAAAAAAAAGAATTAACTTCTATATCTTATTTAATAAGGATATATTGGAAAATTTTGATATGTGGTTTAATTTTGACTTTTTGATTAATAATCCGAGCAAGGTGGTAGACATTATTTTTAAAAGGGCAGGCATAAAAAGATCTGGCTTCGAATACATTGACATGATAGTTGATCGCCCAGACAAAAGAAACTTAAAAACATCAAAAACTTCACCATATTTCAATGAGGTTAAGGATATTTTAAAGCTTTATGATTTATCAAAGTGCGAAGATCTTTACAGAAAACTAATAGATTTATCGATAAAGGAATAGTCCAGTGAAAGATCCAGCTAAATTGTTTTTAACAACCTACCCAAGATGTGCCTCAAACTTTTTTGTAGACTATCTGGAACAAGCCTATGGCGTAGTGTTTACTAGACATTTTAGTGGGGCTAGGGTGGGGGTGGCAATTCCTGGTAATCCAAACTTTATAAAAACCCACAGCATGGATAAAAATCAAAAGAACCAAGTTAGTATTATTAGAGACCCAGCCGAAAGCCTAGTGTCCATTATGGCCATGGAAAATACCTTTTTTGAAAGAAGCCTTCTAGAAATTGCTCATAGTCGACTTATTGAATACATTGAGTACTATTCGTATCTTCTAAAATATGTTGACATTATTTACACATATGAAGATGTAAGTCAAAAAACAAAAATGGTTGCAGAAGATATTGCAAAAAGACTTAAAATAAAAATAATAGATTATGAATATGTAAGTGGGACAGATCGTAACCACACTAGCAATACTAACGTTAGTTCATCTAAAACATTGCCAAATTACGAAGACTCTATCGCCACATTGCCATCATTGGACCATTTACTTTTTACTGCCAAACTAATCTATGATATGGTAAAAGAAAAAGCAATCGCAATTTAGCGATGCTCGTGATATATCTCGGCATCGTGAATGATATAGACATTGCCGTAGCCCTTGTCATGAAAGCTCTGACACACCACAACCATCTCGCAGTCAAAATCGTTATTTACTTTATTAATCCATCCGTATCTAATTCCTTCACGGAATGGCTCTGCTCTATATAGACATATACCATTAGAAGTAGAATAATATCTATCATATGACCTCATCCTATAGTCATCAGGTATTGGATACGTACCCTCTTCATATAGTGGCTGTTTCCTGGTTGCCCACTGATCGTACAGTCTTCTATTACGAATAGTAAAACCAGAAACTATGTCAAAGTCTGGTACTACGTTCTTAAAGTTTAATATCTTTGCAACTACATCCATATCAAACTCAACATCAGCCTCAACCATCATTACATAATCTACAAATGATAGAAAGCCACCTGCCTCAATTGCCTTGTTTCTAGCCATAGAAAGGTTTTTAACCCTCTCGGCGGCCTTAACTGACCCAAAGTATTCCGTTGCTATGTCCTCTGATATAATAGATACCCCAGAAAAAGCAGACCAATCTTTATTTAAAATCTTTTGCTTAGTTCCATCGGTTGAATCATTTTCATATATAGATAGATAGAATTCAAATTGTGGGAATGTGCGTACAATATCGTTAAGCTTACTGTAATAAGAATTTATATATTTACTTTCATTTCTAATAATAGAATAAAGCAATATTTTTTCTCTTTTTTCTTGAGTGAGCTCATCTTTTGTGTTAATTATATTCTTTGTTTTTTTATTATTAATCATACTTTCGATAGCTTCGGTAAAATCATTACCAATCTTTTCCCAGTCATACTTCTGAGACAACTCTAGTGAATTAAAAGACATGTCCATGTAGGTCTTTTTATTAGAAACAGTTTTAATTGCTTTTGCCATATCCTCAATTTTATCTGCAACCACCATGCATGCATCTTTTTCAGCCTTAGAAAATCCTCTGGCACCAATAGATGAGGTTATGATTGGCAATCCGTAGCTTAGTGCCTTCATCATTTTTAGATGAGTTCCAGATCCAGATGTCATTGGATTTATAAAAGCAAAAGCATTAGCAAACATATCGTCCACCTCATCATTGCTTATTTGTTTTATTTTAATTACATTGCTTGTGTGTGGGAGATGGTCGATCCCACCAACACAGCTACCAGCAATAACAAAGTTATACTCTGGCACTATGGCAGCAAGCTCTAGCAATTCTTTTGCTGCAATCACGTTTGGCGGATGTCCGCTACCAACAAAGACAACATTCTTAGAGTCAATATTTTTACCAAAAACAACATCTGGCAGATACCTGGCACCATTAGGAATATAAAATGTTGGCTTATCTATAATAAAATACTTCTTCATTAAGTCAAAGTCGTCTTTGGAGCAGTATCCGATGGCGTCTGAACGATGAATAATGCTTTTCTCTGTCTCATTAATAAACCTAATGTCATCAGAATTTTTGGGAAACATCTGCTTTGCAAGGTCTGTTTCACAGTTTTGAGAAGAATAAAATATTGGAATGTTTTTGTTATTAAGATATTCGGTTAGTGGTGCTGTTGCATAGTGATCTACAACAATAGCATCGTGCGTGTCTGCCAACTCATTTAGCTTTGCCCTATACCTCTTGAAATACTTCTTAAAATAACTAATTAATGTGTCATTATTAGGTTTTTTTAGTGTGGTCCTTCTGGTCTTTGCAGTTTTGACCACTTCTGGCTCTACCGCAACTGAAATGTGCGTAATCCCGTCGACAACCTTTTCAAAAGATTCACCAGACCAGCTTAGGGATAGTAGTGTGACGTTGTGCCTTTTGGATAGGGATGTTGTAAGTCTAATTAAACGCTGCTTACCGCCATGATCTTCCAGAAAAGGCTCTGGCGTGGCAGATAATATTAATATTTTAGACAATATAAACTCCTAAATACAAGTGTATCATATGATATACTTTTTATTAGATTGGATTATAAATGAAAAAAGCTTTAATCACAGGCATAACTGGACAAGATGGTTCATACTTAGCCGAATTACTATTGAACATTGGTTATGAGGTTCATGGACTAGTTAGACGATCGTCAATAGATAACTTTACAAGAATAAAATATATTCTGGATAATGATAGCTTGTTTCTTCACCAAGGTGATTTGACTGATTCTGGATCGATAACCAATCTAATTAAAATAATTGAACCAGATGAGATATATAATCTTGGTGCTCAGAGCCATGTTCAGATATCATTTGATACCGCAGAGTTTACTGCCAATACAGATGCACTTGGCCCACTAAGAATTCTAGAGGCAATTAGAGTTTTAGGATTAAAAGATAAGACTAGGTTTTATCAAGCATCTACCTCTGAAATGTTTGGAGAGGTTCAGGAAGTTCCGCAAAAAGAGACTACCCCGTTTCACCCTAGGTCTCCGTATGGGGTTGCCAAGCTTTATGGACACTGGATTACCAAAAACTACCGTGAGTCTTATGGAATGCATGCCTCTAGTGGAATCCTCTTTAACCACGAGAGTCCTCGTCGTGGAGCAAATTTCGTTACCAGCAAGATCGTTCTTGGCTTAAATAATATTGTGAATGGTAAACAAGACATGCTTGAACTTGGGAATCTAGACGCTATGCGTGACTGGGGTCATGCAAAGGATTTTGTCTATGCTATGTGGTTAATGCTACAACAAGATGAACCTGGAGACTATGTCATCTCTACAGGAGAGCAGCACTCCGTCAGGGAATTTATCGAAAAAGCTGGAACACACTTTGGCATGAAAATCTGGTGGAAAAATGAAGGCCTGAATGAAATAGGATTTGATGCAAATACTGGTAAAGAGATTATTAAGATTAATCCTAAATTCTTTAGGCCAGCAGAAGTAGAAACTCTACTAGGAGACTCTAGGAAGGCCTCAGAGGCCCTAGGATGGGTTAGAAAACGTTCTTTTGACGATTTAGTAGCTGATATGTGCATCAATACACCAAAGGTATTCCCAGACCATATTGGAGAGTAGTGGACTACGTCTATATCTGTCGTAAGGGAGATAACGAAGAGCTTCGATACTCCATTAGATCTGTTGTTGACCATATGCCGCCAGGAAACATTTGGCTAGTGGGGAACAAGCCAGCCTGGTATGTTGGAGACTTTATTCCAGTACAGGATGTTGGCGGAAAGTTTGCCAACATAACCAATGCAATATCAGCTGCTGCAAACAGTGATCAAATCTCAGATAAATTTGTATTGATGCATGATGATTTTTTTGCTATTAAACCAGTTAAAGATATTACAATTATGCATAATGGGTTTTTATTAGATAAAATTAAAGAATATAGAGAGCTGGACCCTGGATCTAGATATGCCGAAATACTTTTTGAGGCATATGAGTACCTGATAGGAATGGGAATTAGTGATCCACTAGACTATGACATTCACCTACCAATGATTATGAACAAAAACAATTTAAAAACTGTTGTAAACAAAACCAATGCACCAATGTCAGTATACGGAAACATTTTTAATGTTGGTGGGCAAAGGGTTAGGGATGTTAAGATATACCCCAAGCATAGTAAGTTTAAAAAAAGATCTCATGATATTTTTAATAGTGACTCTCCTTTTGTATCTTGTCAAGATAGTTCTTTTTCCGATTTGCACAGAACGATACTTAACAAAATGTTTATAAATAAAACTATTTACGAAAATTAAGAAACATTATATCATCTTTGTCCCCTCGGCAGGAATCGAACCTGCGACCAAGAGATTAGAAGGCTCTTGCTCTATCCACTGAGCTACGAAGGGAAGTCGGTGCTCCCAGTAGGACTTGAACCTACGGCCTACGGATTAAAAGTCCGCAGCTCTACCAACTGAGCTATAGGAGCCAAACATTATAAAGAAGGCCTTTGACAAATTTTTAGCATTGCTTGATACTTTTCATTCGCTTCATCAAACAAGGAGTCTTCAAATTCATAATCTAAAAGTTCTTTGTAAAAGTTTGTATTTACAACACTCCAAAAAGTTGGATCTGCATCTTTTGGCATTGGCTTTAATACAAAATTATCTGGAACTTTTAGCCCTAGCTTATTTACAATGTCAAAGAAGGCCCACTCTAAATAGTTAAAGTCATAAAAATTTATGTATTCTATGTTTTCATTAAATGAATCCAGTACTTTGCAGTACTCTTGCAAATTAGCTATAACTGACGCCTTTATGTTTTTATGGGCTCCAGGATTATTATACTCTGAGTGAGCAATACAAGAAAAGACCGTGTCCCTTGGATTTCTTATTATTACAATTTGAAAATAACTTTTATCTTTACGGATCTCACCCATTCTAGGTGGAATTTTTTGAACAATTTGGTGACCAATTAGCCTATTCAGGTTAAACCTAGTAAACTGAGTTCCACTTCTGGGAAAACTATTTATTGAAATATTCACAGTGGGAGGTTCCCTAAATTTTAATTGCTTTTGCAAAGACCACCCTTGATGCCATTTTAGATGCAGCAATAATTGCAGTTGGAGCAGAGATACCTAGAATTACTCCAGCCCACATCCTTGGCTCGCTCCAATCCCAGGACCAAAAGTCAAAAGAGTGGAAAGCATTTGCTAAAACAGCCAGCCCACCAAAAGCGATCATTCCAAGAATAGCTCCAAAAGTTTTTTCTGGCTTTCCCAGTTCTGTAATTCTAGATGCTAATACAAGATAAGCAACTAAGAACAAAAGATACATAAGCTCAATAAAGAAAAAGAATAGTCCAGCCATCCAGGTCTGAGATAGTCCAACAAAAGCTGCTACAGATGTAATTCCATTAAAAGACACTATTGCTGAAGATACAAAGGCAAGTGAAACCCCCAATAGCCAAGCCCACAAAATTATTTTTTGATCTATCTGAATCTTTGGAGCTCTTTTTGACTCCTGGAACTCATAGAGTTTTCGCTTTTGATCCTCTACTCTATTTTTTGTAGCCTCTTCTGGGGACTCTACTGGCTTGTTCCTGGAATCCATGATGGCCCTTCTTCTGGGGCTAATACTGTCAAATGCACTCATATGAAAATTATAGCACAGTAAAGCAAAATACACAATACCCAATTTCTGTGGGGGGTACTCCTGGTGGGACTCGAACCCACACGACTTTCGTCTCCAGATTTTAAGTCTAGTATGTCTGCCATTCCATCACAAGAGCGTACTGCGACTGGGACTTGAACCCAGATATTCCACCTTATAAGAGTGGTTCCTTGACCTATTAGGATATCGCAGAGTGGGGTGTGTGGGACTTGAACCCACGACCGACGGATTATGAGTCCGTTGCTCTAACCAGCTGAGCTAACACCCCAAAGGTTGGCAACAGTTTTAGCTACAAAGCTTTCTTACTTCTGGGTAGTCCAGGTATCCTGGATGATCACTGAATAGATCATTAGCAAACTTAGCAATGTCATCCCAGTTTGCCAACATCTGTGACCAAACACCTAACGGGACTACATCAACCCAGTTACCGTCGATATACATTGTAGGAACCTTTGTCCTATCAATAATCGTATAGCCCCACTGGAGACCACCTTCTTCATGCGGTGCGATCAGTATCCCCTGTGGGTCTAGACGAAGCCCTATGCCACGTAGCTGACCTTCGATTGGCTGCTCATCCATTTTAATATTCTTTCTTATCGTGGCTTACACCATGCTTGTCATCAATATATTTGTGGATCTTACGCAATGCTACCGCTCTCGATACTACAAATCCGACAAGTACAAATACTGCATTCCAGAAAAATTCTGACACCATGTGCTCTAGCCCAAAGGTAACCTCAAGGATAGTGTCAAATACTGTCTCACCTTCGTGAGAGTGCTCTTCTAGTTCTGTTAGGATGTTCATTTATTTAACTACGCTTTCTATACATTCATTTACAATACGGTGCCAAGCCAAAGCTGGGATCCACTCTACGTTAGAGGTAATGCCTCTAGCAGAATGTTTGTACCAAGTAATATTAATACCGCTAGGCTTATAGATAAAATTAGGGGGGCATGCGTCTTCGTGACTTTTAATAGCACCATCGCACCAACAATAAGTGCGCATAGTAAAAATTTTATTATCATATTCCTGATCTCCCTCATTAGATGTTAGCAGTGGGCCATAACCATACTTATCTTGTTTATGTCCTCGATGTTCTGCAATTACTTCTGCAATTGCGTCTAGGCCACTTGTTGCCCAATCAGCTTCATGCTCAAGAGTTTTAGTGTTTGTTAAAAGTATTTGCCCAATTTCTGTATAGGCTGGTCCATGCAGTAGCACCTGCAGCTACTCATTAATTACGGCAAAGATGTCACGATATGCAATAATAAGATATTTCTTGCCATCGTGTTCGATTTCTGTGCCCTGGTATTTAGAGAAAATAACCTTGTCTCCGACCTCAACAGCAAGCTCCATAGTAGTGCCATCTGCGAACTTTGCACCCGAACCAACAGCAACTACGATAGCCTCTTGTGGCTTTTCATCGTCAGATCCTGCAATAATAAGACCAAAACTGGTAGTCTTTTCTTCTTTTTTAGGTAGCTCTAAAACTACCTTATCTTCTAGTGGTCTAATCAATCTTCATGTCCTTTACCTTTTGCATTATGGTCTTGATTGCATGCTCGTATACAATGTCTTCGCCTTTGTTTTTATAAAGCTCTCGCTCCAGCATGCTAACGATAGCATCAATTATAGATGCTGCACCAGTTTTCAGGCCGTCTTCGTACATAGGCATATAGTCTAAGTCTAGAATTCTACTCATGTTTATATGATACCTTAATTGTAGGGTGTTGTCAAGTGTTGTGGGCAGTTTATTCTCATGCCCAGGAGGCCATGACTAATAGATTAGTTAATAGTAATCTTCTTAGGCTTCTTTTCTTCTGGAACATTCTTCCATAAATAGATATATAACATTCCATCTTCCATTTTTGCATCAGTTACTTCTAGGTGCTCTGGAAGGGTGAATGATCTTGAGAATTTACGAGCAGCAATTCCCTTATAGACATAGCCCTCACCATCCATAAAATTGCGTTCAGGCTTGTCACCAACGATGGAGAGAACTCCATTGTCAATACTAATGCTAATGTCATCTTTTGAAAAGCCAGCTACAGCAAATTCTAAAAAGTATTCATCTGTTACTGAGCCATCGCCATACTTAATAATGTTGTATGGTGGGTATGTTGATTTTGTTGGTTGTGTAAATACCTTCTCAAATTCCTGAGCTAGGCTTACAAATGGGTCATTAAAAATAACCATATATATCATCTCCTATTAAGCGAGTTAATTGCCCCCAAATGGCAGGCATATATATTATAACATAAAACAGGCCACCTATTCAACTAGGTGACCTGCTATTTTATATGCTAATTACTTCTTTTTCCATTTTTTTTAGATTCTCCAAAACCAGGAACTGGATTAACAAGTTTTCCAGTTGGTTTCTTTTTTGCAGCCAAGTGGCTTACATCAAAGCTTGGAGGAGTCTCATCAACCACACCGTTATCTGGAGTTGCGTCTGGTGCAGAATCTCTTAGTTTTTCATAAGCCATAACAGCCTCAACAAACTCAATTGGGCTAACAAATCCCTTACCGTTTAGATCCCAGCGATGAACCTTGCCTTCAACAATTTCAAAGTGTAGGTGTCTGCCTGCCGAAGCTCCAGTGTTTCCCATAATTCC